CCCGGCCCCTTCTCGTGTGAGCGGGCAAGCTGCGACGGTTCCATGACAGCCGCAAGCCATCGTTACGTTTTACGGAATCACACCACCCCTGGTGTCGTGTTACGCAAGCTCGGCACTACAGGTGCCTTCCCGCCCACAGCAACTGCACCGCCACCCACACGATCACGGCGAGGATGGCGAACGGGATGCACGCATAGGCGAAGCGAAACACCACGCCGACAGCGAGGAGCAGCGGCGGGATGACGGCGCACAGGAAGAGATACACCGCGTAGAAGCCAAGGGTGACGAAGAACACCACCCCCAGGCCGAAACCGATGAGATGCAGCATCACACAATGCCTTTGGCATGCAGCGCGGCTTCAGCCGCGCCACGGGTGGCGTAGGGGCCGTGCATGGGTCCGATGGGTTCGCCCATGACGTCGTAATCGTCCTTGCGGCAGCGCCATTGATGGTACCAGCCCTCGTGGCACGCCATGAACTCGCCGCTGGTGTCGGTCCAGCACAGCCACGCGCCCGCAATGTCGCTCCAGAACTCCTCGCCAGGAGGGATGCGTTGACCTGAAGACCAGATGTCGTCCTCGTGGACGCGCCCTGCGGTCACCCGGAAGATCATGTCGGTATGCGGCGCCATTTCAATTCCCCTCCATGGCGTTGACGGCGTCGATGGCGGCACCCAGGCCGATCAGGTGCAGGCACAGCGTGATGGCGGCCCAGGCGAGCAGGAACAGCAGGCACCCGGCAAGCCTGCCGACGCGCCAGGGTGGCGTGAGTGCCACCAGCACGTAGGCCAGCACGAAGCTGGCCACGGCGACATTGATCAGCCCCTGGAACGGCAGGGGGGTCATCACGCCCCCCGCTCCACCGCCGCGATGCGCGCGCGGATCTGCGCAATGGCCGCCTTGCGCTCGCCCAGGTCGCGCCAGCGGCGTTCCCAGGCGATGTCGTGGCCATACTGCGCGATGGCCTTGGGCGTGGGCGCACTGGCCTCAAGCTCCAGCAGCCGCGCCTCCTCCCACGCCAGCACCGCGCGGTATTGCGCGAGCACGCGCCCTGCCGCGCCGGGACGGGCGCTCCGGGGGGACGCGCTCACGCGCCCAGCCCCTTCAGGAACGCCGCGTCGGCGGCGAGGCTGGCGGCGTCACGCTTGGCCGCCAGCACGGCCTCGGCGGCGGCAACCAGGGCGCGCCCGATCAGCAGCGCCTCCTCGGGCGAGTAGGTGAGGATGGTGCGCGCGGTGGGGCGGTCCTCCTCTTCGACCACGTCGTGCAGCGCGATCTCGTTGAGGTCGGGGTAGGCATCCACGTCCACGCGGTGGGGGCAGCCGATGGCGACAGGCTGAAGGTGCAGAACGATGTTCATGACAGTTAGTCCTTGCGCGGGGGAAAAAGGGGGTGAAGGGGGCGCCCCACCGGGGCGCCCGTAGGCTTACGCCGCGACCTTCGCCTTGATGCGGAGCGTGGTGACTTCGCTCGCCTTGGTGGGGGTGGCGTCGCCCAGGAGCTTCTTGACGGCGGCGGTATCGACCGCGACGCGCTCGGTGAGGCTGACGATGATGTCGGCGTGGTCGCCCTGGAGGAGGTCGCAGCCGGTGGCGATGATGGCGTCGCGGGCGGCCTTCACGGCGGCGGCGGCGGCGTCCTCGGCGGCCTTGGCGGCGATGTAAGCGGCGACCAGGGGGGCGGTGTTGGAGAGGCTCATCGGAAGGTTTCCCTTTTGCACGCCGGGGCGGGATGCCCTCGGCAGAAATCGGTTTAAAGAAGCGTTGACACAGGGTCAACAGATATTTGCAGAAAGGTGAATTTTAATTCTGAGACGCTCGGACCCCCTGTCAACGGGTTTCCGCCAAGCCCCGTCAATCCCGAAACCTCCGCGAATATATGCGCAGTTAGAAAGGCGGTTTTGGCGCTTTTAAAACGGCGGAAATCTGCCGAAAGAAACCCGCCGCCCTAATTCGGCGGCGGATTTGCGCGTTTTCGCGGCGTATTTCGCGCTTTTCGCGGGTTTCCGCGAAATAGGGGCCTCATTCCCCTCCTTTCGGAGGGGCCACGAGGTCGATCAGGGTGCGCTTGGCGCGGGTGGCGGCGACATATTGCAAGTTCACCTCCTGCTCCTGCTGCCACGCCTGACGGGCATATTTGCTGGGGCAGGTACCGGCGCGGTCCAACCAGAACACCGTGTTCCACTCGCGCCCCTTGCTCTTGTGGATGGTGCTGAGAACGAGGATGCCGGTCACGTCGTTGGCGAAGATCTCGTTGATGGCGTCCACCACGGCGGCGACGCTGTCGCGGCGCTCGGCGCGGCACTGATCAATGATCACCTGCAAGGTCGCGCACTGGTCCTCGACGCTCTGCGCGCGGGTTTCGTTTTTCTTCGCCAGCGCCTTGGTGATCTCCCGGTTCGACCAGTCGGCCAGCTTCACTTCCAGGCCGTGCAGGGTGACCGCGTTCTTCCATTTCGTGGCCAGCTTGATCAGGCCCAGGCCGATGTCGCGACCCTCGACCTTGCACGCGATCTTGGAGCGGATCAGCGCGAAGGCGAGTTCCACCAGCGGCTTGGTGTTGCGGCACAGGATGGCCGAGTTGCCGTCGAGGTCGTCACGGCCCAGCAGAGCCGACAGCGGCAGCGAGGAAACCTCGCCCTGCGGCGCGCTCTCGTGCGCCTCGATATGGCTCACCCACTGCTGCGCAAAGCGAACAATCGCTTTCGGGCAGCGGTAGGTGGTGGTCAGCGGCAGGCGGCAGCAGTCGAAATCCTGCGCGATCAGATCCAGGCTGTCGCTGTCGGCGCCAGTGAAACCGTAGATGGCCTGATGGCGATCTCCCACCGCGACGACGCGGCCACCGGGGGCGAGGAGGGCACGGACGAGTGCCCGACGAGCCGGGTTGGTGTCCTGCGCCTCGTCCACGAAAACCCACCGGTTGCGCCAGAAGCGAACCTTCTTGATCAGCGGCAGGTACACCATGTCATCGAAGTCCACGATGTCGGTGACGCTGTTGCTCTCGCGCAGCAGCGCGATGCCGGAAGCCACGAATGCCTCGGTGGCGTCGTCATCGAGGTCTTCGCTGGCCAGCACGTCGAAATGGCTGATGATGTCGAACCACAGGCTGCGGTCATCGATGCTGCCCAGCACGCCCAGAGCGCGCTGCTTGGCCAGCGATACCAGCTTCACCAGGGGAGCGATCAGCGGGTGCCGCTCGTCGTTGAGCAGCACGGCGGCGAGGTCCGACAGCTTGTTGCCGTCAACCTTCACGTTGGGGAACGCCTTGCGGTAGGCGCGGAAGCCGAAGCTGTGAATGGTACCGGCGTCGGCGGTCTTCCAGTCGATCCCGCGAAGTTGCAATTTCCCTTTGATCTCGTCAGCGATTTTCTTGTTGTAGGCGAGGAAGGCCACGCCGCCGCCGGTACGGGAGATCGCTTCGATCAGCGTGGTGGTCTTGCCCGCGCCCGCGACGGCCTCAAGCACGCAGGAGCCAGAGCCGTTGGAGATCCACTCTAGGAACACGGCCTGTTGTGCCGAAGGTGTAAACATCGTGAAGGTCCTTATCTCAGGGGTGGGCGCGATTGCCCTGCCCCCTAAGTAAGGCCACGTTGACGCTTCGTCAACAGGAAGTTCAGGTTTTTTGCACTTTTCTTGGCTTGGCGAAGGCCACGAACGCGCTGTTCAGCATCACCTCGATGAAGTGCGCGATGGTCTGTCCCTGGAGGATTTCCGCGTCCACGGTCTCCGGGTCAAGGCCGGTGACCATCAGGTGCATCTCGCACGGCTCGTTCCCGATGCGCGGGCGCACCCGGATATACCGCGCCCTGAACCGCACCGGAGCGCGGCTCATAGCTGCTCCTCCGGATACACCTTGGCGTCGTCCATCACCTGCACCCACGCGGCCCGCACCGCCCGGCGCCAGATCGCGCCGTGTGGCTTGATGGTGCGCAGCAGCCTCTCGTGCCCGGCGGCGTAGTTGTAGCCGTAGCGCAGGGGCCGCTTGCGGACCACCGCGAACACCCGGTGCTGGCCGTCTTCGCGCAACTGTACCTCGTAGTCTTGCAGTTCCAGGCTGCCCTTGACCTTGACCCGCACGGCCGCGACCGGGGGGATGACCGGGGGCATCACTTCACCCCCTGCGCGCGCTGCCAGGGGTTGTAGCCCACGGCGCGCTTGATGATGGCGTGAAACTCCTTCGATTCCTCGGCACTTTCCGGCTCGTCGCAGAACTCCGGAAGGTTCTCATCGGCGGTCCATGCCCGCCACAGCTTGATCGCGTCCTCGGCGCTTTTCAGCCCGAAACTCAGGTCTTCGTGCTGGAACGCCAGCCACCCGGCGGCGAGGAGAAGCTCCTCGCGGGCATTGTTCTCGCTCATGTCAGGCATCCTTCCGGGTTTCGCGGTCGAGCAGATCGGCCTTGCGGTGCAGTTCCTTGGCGCGCACGGAGCGGCCGTCGAGGTAGGCGTAGTGCGCCTCGTAGCGCAGCCGGTCGGCGCCCACCCTGCGGTCATTATTGGTGAGCGCGACCGGCTTGCGGCGCGCGTTCCACCGGTCTTCAAGGTTGGTGACCCTAGCGAACGTCATGGGAGTGGTCCTTGTGCTCGGCGTGGCACTTGCCATCGCCTGGGGCGTGATTGCCCCGCCCGACGCCTAGCACTCCCGTTGTCAGCAGGTCAACACGATCCGCAGGAAAGCTGAAAATTATTTTTGCGATTGTGGTTGACGCCTCGACAACGCGTGCCTACCCTTTGCGTGTCGAAACGCACGAGGACCGCCATGGCTGGAACCCGACGCCGCACCAAGAACCTCCCCGAATATCTAATGAACGGCTGGATCATCAAGAAACGGCCCAACACCTTCGCGGAGAAATACGCCTACGAGGCGACGGCCTGGAACAGCGAGGGATACCTGCTGGCGTTGCACGGTTTCTTCTCGCTGAACACCGCCCGCGCCTTCTGCCGCAAGACCCCGGCCCCCACCGTGGAGGAGAAGCCATGATCTACCACGCGATGCGCTACCGCACGACGCGGTTCCGCCTGCGCTGCCCCGACTGTGCCGGTGATGGCACCGCCGGGATCTGCGGCCCGGTCGATACCTACGGCGAGAACGATCACTTCATCTACCGCGAGGGCGACATGATGACATGCCAACGCTGCCAGGGCACTGGCCGCATCTACATCGAAGTGGAGAACGAATGACCCCTATGGAGCTACGTGCCGCACTGAACACCCTGCGCTGGACGCAGGCGTTCGTGGCCCGCGAATGCGGCTACACGCGGCAGGCCGCCGACCGGTGGCTGAACGGTACCGCCAGGATACCTGAGCCAGTTGAGGACTGGCTTGAGGCCCGCATGAACGGCGACCTGATCGATCCGCCAAAGCGCCTAGCCTATGAGTACTGACCCCAGGAAGGCGCGCCCGACGGGGCTGATCCCGTCGGACGCATGTCTCCCACAGCACAAGGACCAACCGATGCCGAAAGACGATACCAACATAGGACCCGTGCCCGCCCCTCGCAAGCCAAAGGCACTTGAGGTGGCCACCCCTGAATGGGTTGATACCTGCCTGCAACTCGGCCTGACCGACCGCTTCTCGATGGTCGTCATGATCACCGTCGAGGTCGCGCTCTACATGCTCGGGTTCAACACCCATAACCGCCCGTTCCACGCCGCTACCATCGAGAAATACGTTGCCCTCATCAAGGACAGCGAATGGATGCTCACCTTCGAAAGCATCGCATTCTCCTACAACGGCATTCTGATCAACGGCCAGCACCGCCTGATGGCCATCATCAGGGCCGGGGTCCCCGTGCCCCTGACGGTGTGGTTTGGCTGCGAGCCGGAAGAGTTTCAGGTGATCGACATCCCTGACGTACGGACCCCCGCCGACATGGGCGTCCTGAGCGGCCTGGATCACGCCACCAGCCGCTCCACCCTGGCCCGCTACGTGCTGCGCTTCGAACGCCGCGTCCGCTCCAGCCCGTCCGTGAAGGTGCATCACAAGATGCTGGAGATGGCCAAGGAAGACCTCTACCCGGCCCTGCGCGCCGGGCACCGCATCTACCACCACCGCATCATCACCCGCGCGGCCGGGGTGCTGGCCTATTACTGGATTGAGAAGAATACCAAGCAGCCCGACAAGCTGCCGACCTACTGGGAAGAGATCACCACGGGCGCCCTTCTGCCTCAGGGTGCCATCGCCCTGCGGTTTCGCGAGTGGCTGCGCACCGGCTTCCCATCCGGCTACTCGCAGGACCGCGCCTTCAAGGAAGCCGCCTTTACCGTGCTGGTGTGGAACACGTGGCTCAAGGGCAACAAGAAGCTGCCCCGCCTGGATTGGCCACACGCGCTCGATCTGCCGGAAGTCGATTGACATCCGGCATCTGTGACGTTACGAGACAGACAGGGGCGGGCATGGTGCCCGCCCCGTTTCGAGGGAAACCCGATATGCGTGAGATCCAGCTACCCCAGGTCAATTGGAACGGCACCAGCCGCGACAGCCTGTTCAACCAATACCTCGCCGCCATTCGCGGCCTTGAGGGCGCCATGGAGATCCTGGCCCGTACCGCCCCGCATGGCCGCGACTACCAGACCCTGGCCGACCCCAGCGAAGCCTTCGCCATTGCCGTCGAGCAGCACCGCGACCGGCTGGTGGCGCTGCACAAGGTATCGGAAGAGCTTCACGCCCTGGCCGAGAGCGTGCAGCCGTGACCCAGATCAGCACCCGCCGGGTCACTTATTTCGCCATCCTGCTCTCCACCAGCTTCAAGGCGGGGGTGAGCGATGCCGCTACTGGCCGCCCCTTCAATGACAAGCTCGCCTCCAGCATCTGCTGGGGTTACGAGCGCGGCCGCATCTTCGCCACCGCGCTGAGGGCACAGGGCAAGCCGATCCCGACACTACCCCGGCGTGGCCAGCGCCGTGTCCTGTTCACCGGGGCGCTCGTGGCGCTCCGCAACATGTTCAAGGATGGAACCCTGATATGAGGATCATCGAAACCAAGACGCTGAAAGCGTGGCGTGCATGCAATGAGTTGCTGCACGACATGAAGCGGGAACCCGCAACCATTGGCGAGTTCCTGGCGGTCTACAACCCGGAGCACGTCGATGGCGACATCATCGCTTTCGAGGTGCTCAATGCCCGCGATGCCGTCAAGGCGCCATGAGCGCGCCTCACGCCAGTGAGCCGCCGACCGCCAGCACCAGCGAGCTTCGCGACATGCTGGCGGCACTCGGCTGGACCTCGGGCCAGCTTGCCGCCCTGGCACACTGCAACCCGCGCACCGTGCGCCGCTGGATCAATGGCAGCCGGGAACCCCCGCTGCACATACTGAGCTTCCTGCATGCCTCCCTGCTGCTGCTGGGACCCGAAAAGGCAGAGGTAAGCTGATGGCCGGGCGCCTCAAAGGGGACCACCCGATGACCTCGGCGGAACGCCAGCGGGAATATCGCAGGCGAACCAAGAGCCGCCGCGACGAGCAACTGAAGATCCTGCTGGTCGCCCTGCGCACCATCGAGCAGGGCTACTCCACCCTACCGTCGGCCCGCGTCATCGCGGCCAACGCGCTCACCGTTTATTACGACATCCAACGTGAATACGGCATGGACCGACTGCGAGGAGTAAAAACATGACGGACGATACCGGGGAGTTCGACCTCTACAAAGGCCGCGCCCGGCGCGACCGGGGGATGCTCCTCGTCGCTGGGAACAACAAGGATTTCGGCTACCAGTTTCTCCACACCGTCATCGCGCTGCCGAAAGGCTGGGTCGGGCAGTGCGAGGATATCCGCAAGGACTGGCCCGGCACGCGGCCGCGCCACCCCAATGCCTGGGGCGCCTGCTGGAACGGTGCCGTGAAGCGCGGCCTGCTGAAGCGGTTGCCGCAGATGGTCGCCATGACCGGCGTGCGGTCGCACGGCCGCAAGACCCACCTTCACGAGCGCATATGACGCTAGAACATCACCTGCTGGCGGATCGCCCGCGCCTTGCGGATCTTGGCTGCCGACGGGCGCTTGAAGGTACGCCATTTCCGGCCCGGCGTGGTGGCCAGGGAAATGTCGCGCTGCTCGGCGGTGGGGAACATCGGCTGCTGCCGCCACGGCACCCCATGACGCGTCAGCGCCTCCTCCAGGCTGGCCACGCTCCACACCACGTCGAACGCCTCGCCATAGGCCTCGATCACCGGGATCATGGCACGCTGCGTGTCGCTCAGTTTGCCCAGCGCCGACACCCGGCTCTTGGCCACCTTCAGTTCAAGGTGCAGGCGGCGCCTCGGGCCGACCATCCAGATCTCGATGTCGCTCAGGCCCGGCTTGCACCCCATCGCCTTCTTCTTCTCGCCCTCGCTCGCCCTGGACGTGGCGAGGTCGCGCGCGGTCCAGAAGATGTTGGGCGACAGGATATGCTTCAGATGAGTGGCGCAGGCGATCTGCAACCGATGCTCAGGCTGCTCCATGGCTTGCCCCGTGAATCACATGGGGCAGAGGTTACCCCCTGCCCCACGCGGAGCCTAGCGGCTGGTAACGCTAGGTGGCGCATCCGATGTCGCGGCAAGCCATCCACGATCTGCCGCACACCGCAGGCAGAATGCGCGTATGGGCTGGCCCCTGTCGATCACGATCCCGCCCGGCCCGGTTTGCGCCTCGCGCCCCGGCGTGAAGGTGATCGCCACCGCGCCGCAGGCGCATTTGAGGTCTTGCGTTCTGTAAACATTCATGCATATTTTTCTTTATGAAAATTACACAAACCGGCGGTAAGGCGGCGTTGAACCCACCACCGGATTGGGCAAAGATCTTGGTGAACAATACCAACATCAAGCCCGCGATGAAACGCATCCTGGCCGAATGTTACGGCGACAAGCTCACCTTGGGCGAGCTATCGATGCTGCCGTGGAGTGAGATTCTGTCACTGCCGGGGGCGGGAAGGGTGGCGGCGGATTCATGCGTGGCGGCGATCTCGCGCGCCATTCGTGGCGAGCGCAAGCCCATCGGTCCCACCCTGTTCGACATGGCCAGCAAATGACCGGCGTGTTCGACCATTACGGCCTGGAGCATCTCAGCCCGTCATCGTGCAACCTGTTCGCCGCCGCCCCGGCGCTGTGGGTGATGGAGAAGGTACTGAAGAAAACCGGCCCGGTGGGGGCCGCCGCGCATCGCGGCAGCGCGGTCGAGGCGGGTATCCTCTACGGCCTGTCGCACCCTGGCGACCCCAAGGCGGCCGCCACGGAGGCGCTGACGCATTTCTCGGGCAAGACCGCCCTGTCAGGCGACCCTCGGCTGGACCGCGAAATGGCGGGCATCCCCGACATGGTCCGCCAGGGGCTGATTGAGCTTGGCCCTTACGGCAAGCCCAGCGACACGCAGGGGCTGATCACCCTGCGCTTCGACGGATTGTCGGTACCGGTGATCGGCTACTACGACGCCGCCTGGAAACACCACAAGGTGCTGACCGACATAAAAACCACCCACGCCATGCCCAACAAGGTGAAAAACCCCCACGCAAGGCAGGTGGCGCTCTACTGGGCTGGCTTCAAAGGCGAACTTGATCCCAGGCTGACCTACGTGACCCCCAAGAAAGCGGCCACGTATCGGCTGGAAAACCCGCAGGAACACCTCGACGCGCTGGCCAATATCGCCAGGACCATTGAGCGCTTTCTCGGCGTCAGCAAAGACCCCCAGGAACTGATCGGCCTGCTGGTGCCTGACGTTGATTCGTTTTACTTCAATGAACCCACCACCCGGCAAATGGCTTTCGAGGTGTGGGGACTCTAGTGACGCTAACCTAATACGGCATCCCGCGTTGGCGGGCAGGCAAGCGGCTGGCCAGATAGCCGCAATGATGGAGACTGAAAATGGCTTTGTGGAAAGACGAGCCTCGTAGCAACGAAGCTTTCATGGATATCGTGAAGTTCGACAGCCGCAGCGGGCGCATGTCGCGCATCGACCGCGACGAGAGCGGCAACAACGTGCCGACCGAGATCACGCGCCACTTCAAGGCCGTGTTCGACATGGAGCATATCGATGTCGGATACGTTAAATTCGCCGCCGGGGTGGCGCCTGACGCGGTGTGGGCGCCGTGGAGCGAGAATATGGTGTTTCCGGAGCAGCCCAGCACCGACCACCGCCGTGGCTTCCGCATCAAGGTGAAGCTGCACAAGGATTGCGGCGGCGACGTGCGTGAGCTTTCCGGCAACGCCAAGGCGCTGGTGAACGGCCTGAACGTGCTGCACAACAAATGGCTGGAGGAGCGCCAGAACCACCCCGGCAAGGTGCCTGTCGTGGTCCTGGGCGAGCCTGCCGTGATGGTGACCCAAAACCGCCAGGGCACCTCCACCAACTACTCCCCGACCTTCGACATCGTCGGCTGGGCCAATGTACCTGCGGAGTTCAAGGCATGGGTGCCCCAGGTCACACAGGCGCCCGTAGCGCGGCCCGCAGCGCCTCCGGTGACCGGCAGCACCCGCGTGGCGCCGCCGCCTGCACAGGCAGCCGTGCGCCAGCCTGTGATGGCTGACGACGATAACGATTTCGGCTAAGGTCGGGCCTCTCGCTTGGCCACCATGCTAACAAACTCGGCGGGGGAGCGATCCCCCGCCCTTTTCTTTACAGCCCCGCCGCGTGCAGCCGCGCTTCCAGCGCCGCGATCTTGGCCGATTGCTCGGAGATCAGCGCCACCAGTTCCTTGGTCACCTGCGGGAACAGCGCGCTCACCAAGCCGCCCTGATCCACCCCGACACTGACCGGCTTGTCGATGTTGTTGCCGTCGAGCCTGCGTGTCGCCTGCGGCATGATCGCTTCGATCTCTTCAGCGACCACACCCATCTTGCGCTGGCCGGTGGCGATGTCGGTGTAGTCATAGCCGGTGATCGCCAGCGTCAGCGCCAGCGCGCCCGCGATTGGCACCAGATCCTTCTTGCTCTCCCTGGCCGAGTTGACGATCCACCCGCCATAGTTCCAGGCATAGGCTGCGTTGGTGAAAACATACGGCCACCCGGCAACGCCGATGACCACCCCGCCGCCGCCGGAATACATGTGGGTGTCTTGTGCCTGCGGCATCAGAAATTCGTTGTAGCAGCGGAGATTGATTCCGACATTCACATCGGCATGGGTGCTGATTGATCCATTATTCACGTAGATGTTGCCGCCGATGTCGAAGTTGCCATTGACCCCCAGGTGGCCGTTTATTTGCGCCCAGTCCCAGGTCTGCAAGGCCTGCGCGTACACGACGTTAGTGACGTGGCAATCCCAACCGCAGTTGATGTTGTTGCTGGAGTTGACCGTGCCCGCCTGCAAGGTGCCATCGATGTTCATACTGCCGGTGGAATGCATGTATCCGGCGGTGACCGCGTTGGGGGTGGCGATGTTGCCCGCGATGTTGGCGCTGCCGCGAATGCCAAAGTTCGCGCCGCCGTCGAGCGACATGTTGATACGGCCCGCGTAATCCACCCACCACCAAGATCCGGTCGATCTTTGATACTGCTGCCTCCAGCCATCAGAAGCATGGAATATGTAGTTGTAGTCGCCGCCCGTCGTTGCGTAGTAGGAAGAATTGTTGTTGTAGGAGAAAAACGCATTCTGGGTCGCCAGGGTGTTGGCGCCCTGCGCGTTGCCTGCGGCGTAGGTGTGGGTGGCGCTGAGGTTTCCCGAGACGTTCAGGTTCCCGGCGGTGTCGGCGGAAAACCGAATGCGCGGGTTGGTGGCATCGTAGACGCCCCAGGTGCCGCCCGACGTGCAATAAGGATAGACCGTTCCATAGCCGGTGCGGAAATACAGATCAACCTCGCCCAGCCCGGCGTTGCCGATGCCGATGCTGGTGTTGAACTGCACGCCGCCCGAGATGTTCAGGCTGCCCGCACTCACGTTGCCCGCAATGGCGGCGTTGCCACCGCCAGGACCGGCCGTGAGCGACAGATAGCTGGCCGCCAGGGTGTAGGTGCAGGAGATACTGCCCAGAGATGTCAGTGACGTGCCGTCCGACGTCAGATTGCCGTTACCATAGAAAAACCCGGCGACGTTCTGCTGGATCGCGCCGTTAGGCCCAGACGGCGTCGAGGTGTTGACCGCGAGCACGATGTTGAACCCGTCCGACAGGATCTCGGTACGTGCATTGGTCGGAACGGTCACCGTGGCGCCGCCACCGGTTCCGGCATAACCGCTGGCAAAACGCAGGACGAAATTGCCGGTGGTGTAGTTGGCAACCACCCACTTGCCGCCCACCCCGGAGGGAATCACGTAGGTGATGTTGGCGGACATCGTTCCGGCAATCGCAATATAGGACGGCTGATACTGCGCCACCGACAATACGACATTGCCCGACACGCCCGTGGCGTTCAGGTTCGTGGTGCCGCCCATCACGGTGTCGAGGGTAACCCAGTTGCGGTTGACCGGTGAATCCCAGGTATCGACAAGATCGCCATGGCCGGGCGATTCGAGGTTCTTATTGGCGCTGAATGTGCTGGCCATGTCCTGCTCCGTTATATCGCCCTGTTGGCCACCTCTAGCGCATGCGCCACCGCACTGTCGTGCATCCCCAAGAGCGGCTTGGTGCTCTGGTTGACCTCGCGCCGCGCGGTGTCCGCCGCACTCATCAGGCGTTGCACGAGGTGCTCATGCGTCTTCCTGCCGACCGCGCCACCCCCGGCGCGCTCGATCCGCCCGCCCGTGGCCGCCGCCCGCGTGGTGGGGAAGCGCCGCATATGCCCCGTCACCTTGTCGGCATACTGTTCCGCCGTTTGCCCCCCGTTCATCGCCAGGGCGTTCGCGTCCATCTGCCCGGCCGGGTTCCCCGAGTACCAGTAGCGGAAGAACGCCCGCAGATCATTGTTGTGGTGCGCCAGGAAGTCGGCCTTGTCGCGCTGGAAGATCTCGTCCTGCACCGCCGGGGGGGCGTGCCGTGCCAGCTTGTATTGCTGGCCGATGCCGTATTTCTGGGTCAGCCGCGCCCAGGTGCCGGGCATGATCTGATAGGCGCCGCTGGCGCCCCGGCCGGAATCATTGCCCGCTTTGTAAGGGTCGCGTCCATGGGCTGCCTCGCCGCCGGTTTCCTGCTGCTTGACCGCATATGCAACCGGGTCCTTGTCGGCGCTCACATGCTTTGTGCCCTGGTCCTTCTGCGCGTAGGCGCCCACCGCGTTGCCCATCATGTTCATCTGCGCCAGACCGCGTCGGTAGGTGACCGGCGCGTTGAGCGTGCCCCTGGTGGCCAGCCCCACGGCGCGCCTGATCGCCCCAGGCGCCGCTTTTGGCTCGCGCATCGTGCGCATTATCTTGCTATGGGCATGCTTCGTCAGGCCGTATTCCACCAAGCCTTCCAACAGCGCCCCGGAAGCTGCGCCCACAAGGCCGGGCGCCACCATATGCCCCAGGATGCCGCCGATGATCTTGCGCTGCATCGGCCCGACCATGGACCCCAGGATCGTCGGCTTGGTCGCGCCCTTGATAGGCTTCTTGGCCAGCGCCTCCTGAAATCCCCGGGACGCGGTGATCAGGCGCAGCCGCGATATCTCCTCGGGCGTGAACACCTTCGACGCCAGCCCGGTGGGTCCCATGTGCTGCTTCAGGGCCTGCTCTGGCAGCGCCGCGAGGCTGTGCTTGATGTTGGTGTTCAGGGCCTGCATACGCCCCGCCACGCCCGCTTGATCGCCCCCCTGCAATGCCGTCTTCAGCTTGTCGTAAAGCGCCGGTCCCTTGGTGGCGTCCAGCAACTGCTTATTCATCCCCTTGCCGGTCGCCTTGTAGATCGTGTCATCGGCTGATGGCGCGCGCAGCTTGGTGCCGGTGGGGGTCTGCGCCTTGAATAGCTGGCCGGTATGGGTGCCAACCTGAACGCCCTGCGTGGTGGCGGTGGCGCTGGAGGGCAGGAAGGTGTTCATGTGCGCCTTGTTCGCGGCGCGGGCGTCCGCCATCGTCTGCACCAGACCGGCGGCTTCAGCGGGGTTCGCCACCGCGCCCGTGCGATCCAGCAGCATTCTTGGCTGGCTGGCGGCGTGCTCCACCGTCTCGTCAAACCCGTCGATTACCGCCCGCAGCCCGGCCCGGTCGGAGCCATCGGCCTTGTGGAACAGATCGTTCAGTTGCTGGCGCACCCGCTCGGTCACCCGCAGCGGCACGTTCCCGGCAGCCGTAGCCCCGGCACGCATTTCCCTGGCGATGGTGTCGATGCCCGCCATGGTTTGCGGATAGGCGCCGCTGCTAAGGGCCATGTAGGGGTCCCTCGCGCCTGCGGTCAGGAAGTTGCCCGCCACCAGCTTGTCTTCGATTTTCGGAAGGATGGTGGCGCCGGGGAAATGCACCTGCAACGCGTTGGCGTCCAGGCTGTGATCCATAGCCGACACCAGCCCGTATTTGGCCTGCACCGCATTGTGGCTTTGCGTCGCCGCCTCATCCAAGGCACGGCCCAGCACGGTATGATCGGGTGTCGCGCCCCCGGCGATGTCTTGCACCCCCTGGCTGAACAGCTTCTCGTTGTTATCGGTGACGCGCTGGAGTTCAGGATGCATGGTCGGATCGTCTAGCTTGCCCTTGATGATGGGCACCGCAGGCGCCACGCCAGGGGCCGCCGACTGCATGATGACGGCGCGCGCGGCTTCCGGAGAGGCCTTGCCCTCGCGTGCGAAGATCGCCGCAGCGGCGGCATGGTCCGTGATGTCGGCGGCCGTCACCGTGCCATTGGACGCGGTGCGCAAGGCGCCATCGGCGGCCGCCGTCAATTGGCCGCCAGGGGTCAGGAACCGCCCTGGGTTGCCAGCGGTGACCATCTTGGCCCCGGCTCCCGCCGCGCCCAGCACCGCCTTGCCCGCCACCACCGCCGGGTTCAAGGGGTCTACCGCACGCCCTACCGTGCCCACCACCTTGGCCGCACGGGCGAGGCCGGGGATCTTCCCGGCAATTGACTCGCCGCCCGTGAGCAGCACCGACGCGTCCATGGCGATCTCGCCAGGGTTGTTGGCGAACGCCGTGAAGAAATGGTTCAGATCGGTACCATACGTGTCCTTCTTTTGTTCCCAGTAAGCCTGCACCGGCTTCATCGCTTCCTTCTGTTCCGGCGTAAGCTCCTTGCCTTGCGCCTGATCGATCATCGCGTTGATGCCGGTGCCGAAATTCCACACCCCCTTGGCCGTATCTATGGGGTGTGCCACCGCGCCGACCACGCCCTTGGTTTGCGTCCAGATGCTCGGGATCAGGTTGACGGCGAACGCCTTCATCTTGTCGATGTTGCTGGAATCATCCGTCACCGGCATCATCGGCTTGTATTCCGGCTCGGTCTGCGGTGACGGCTTCTCGGGCGTCGGTTTCTCTGCGGGCGGCGCGGTCGATACCGGGGTGGGCGCCGGGGCGGGCTTCCCCAGACCGGCCGGGGCGGCCGGGCGCGCGCTGGGGATCAGCCCGGCTTCCTCAAACGGATCCCGTTCAGCAGGCGCCCCCTGTGACGTGGGCGCGACAGGCGCCGCCTGTGCAGGTGCAGGCGCGGGCGCGGGGGCAGGTGCCGCCGACTGATCCGGCGCGGGCGGCCCCGGCGAAACCAGCCCGGCATCTTCGAAGGGATCACCTGCCATCGATCATCCCCCCGGGTTGAAATAGCGGCCCATATTATCCACGCCATACCGATCTCGGAACAACCTATCAATCTGTTTCTGCGTGCCCTTGCCGCTCTGGATCAGATCCCAGGCTTTCTTCATCTCGGGATCGAGCAGAGCGCGCTTGATGGCGGTCGCCTCTGCGTTGTACTGCGACTGCGGATTGCGCTCTTCGAAGGCCCGTTCGAAGTTGTTGCCATAGATGCGGATTGGCCCAGGTCCGTAATGGGGCGCGTATTGCTGCTTATCCAATGCGCGCTGATTGCCAGAGGCAAACGTCCCAGCGATTTCCGCCGCCGCTTGCGGCGTCATCTGCCGGTTGGGGAATGCGGCCATAAGCTCGTTAAGCGCTCCTAATGATCTCTGATCGCCCAGCCGCGCCCGGTCGGAACCGTTGATCGCGTTCAGCTTGCGGCTGATATCTTGCAGCGTGTCAGCATCCCCGAACCCTTCGAAGTCAGGGAGTATTGCTTTTGCGTAAGTATTCACCGTCTTGAGTATGGCGGAGCGCGTTTCGCTTTGCGCTCCGGGGGCGTTCAGAACCCGCTGCGCCCAGTTCACGTCATTCGGCGGCGCGGTCAGAGACTGCAACAGCGGCACCAGGGTGGGACGCGCGGCACGTGACATATCTGCGGCGTCGCCAATGGCGTGTATCTTATTGACAGAGTCCGCCTGATATTTTTCGGTCATGCCGGGAGGGGCACTCATCGCCGTGCGCCTGTCTTCGTCCGCATAAGCGTCGGTATTGCCGCCAACATTCACCCCGGACAACGGCACGGGTGTGGCCGGGCGCGGGGTCGTGTCAATCGGCTGGCCGCTCCCAGGCTGCGCGGTGGCAGAGCCTGGAGCGCTCCCTACCGCCGCCCCGCCACCTTCTCCGCTCCTCGTGTAGCGCTCCTGATGCGCCAGGAAGTCGGATGTCGGAATGAGTTTGTTCCTGCGGTCTACGTTGTCGTAAACCTCGGTCATGTAGCCTTCCGAAGTTCCCGGCATGTAGAACGACGACGCCCGGCGGTTCGCCTGCTGCTGCGCCGTAGTCTTGGCCGCTTGTGCCGCACGCTCCTGCATCTGGCTCTGCACGTTCTCATAGGCGCCAGCGGCGCCGCCGATGCCTTGCAGGATGGCGCTACCCAGGTAGCGGCTGGGCGAGGACGCCATGGTGCCGATGCCGGTGAGCAGCGGCATCAGCCAGTCCTGATTGCGACTGATCCAGCCCGGCTTCTCGTCTCCCCCGCCCTGCTGCTGTTGCTGCTGTGGCTGCTGCTGCGGCGGTGGCACCAAGCCTGCGGGGGCGGCAGCAGGTGCCGCGCCAAGCCAGGGCTGATTGCCGGGAGGGGGCGCAGGAGGCGCCTGGGGGCCAGGGGCGGGCGCCTGGGGGGAGAACCCGTCAGCCGTGCCAAACCGCCCCACACGCTGATCCACGCCCGCCGCAGGGGGTGGTGCGCCACTGCCCGTGCTGCCCACCATGAACGCGGGCTGGCCATCGACCGTGGCACCCGGCGCTGACGGCTGCCCCCAGGTATTGGGCACGCCCCCGCCAAGCCCTGGCGCGGGGATGCTGGGGGCGTTGGCGGCGTAATCGAACCCGGCACCCACCGGGGTGTAGCCACGCCCGGCACGTGCCGCTTCCAGGCTGCGCGCGTTCAACTGGTCCGCGACGTTGTCATTGCCCGCCAACCCCGGCCGGGGCGCGGCAGGTGCCGCAGGCGCGCCAGCGGCTGTGGTTGCAGGCGCACCCGGCTTGGCCGCGACGGCAGGCGCCGCAGGGACTGCCGGTGCAGCAGGGACTGCCGGTGCGGGGGTCGCGGGCTTGCCGGGCGCTCCCGCGTTCGTCGGCGGGGGAATCTCGTCTTTTTGCGGGAACAGGATATTCCGCAGCTTAAACCCGGCCTCCTCCACCGGATTTTGCGGTGAATAGGGTGCGTTTTTGGCCGCCGCCATCTGCGCTGGCGTGGGCGGCACGCCCGCCGGGCCGCTCTTTTCGTCAGGCTTCGCGGCGCCCAGGCCAAGTTCCAGCGCTCTCGCCCTGGTTGACGCCTGCTCGCCTTCACGTTCATGCGGCGCCAGCCCTGGCTGGATGGCCGGGGTCCATTCCTGCGCCGCTGGCGGCTTGTCCTCGAAATGAGGTGCTGGCGGGCGCACGGCGGTGTTGCCAGGAACAATTGCACGCCCCCAGCGCGCCAGCTTGTCATCGAAATTCGGCCCCGCCATCCCTCGGCTGGCCATGATGGCTTCGACGGTGTCGCGATCCGTGCCGTAGCGCTGGGGATAGCGCCACGCCTCGCCAAATTGATCGCGGTTCCAATTTGCCGTCTGAAATTCAAACGGCTTGCTGGGGTCGAAATCCGCCTGCGGCCCCTGTCCGGGGGGCAGCGGTGGCGGCGGCTTGAGTGTCCGCTTTATTTCCCCCGTATCAGGGTCGCGATATTCCACCGTGTCATCCGGCCCCGGCGGGCGTTCGTCAGGGGTCGCCATCCTGACCTTGGGCACAAGGCCGGGCGTCGGCGTGACGGCCTCGCTCGGCGGATCTCTCCGCGCTTGCGCTTCCTTGGTACCTTCAACCACCGTGGGTTCGACCATCCGGCGCGACACCGCCGCCGGATCTTCTTTAAGGATCGCTGTATCTGGTTTGGCCTCGGGCAGCGGCTCGGCCTCACTGGGTACCGCCTGCGGCGGCAGCGAGCGCGGCACCAGACCCCGGTTTGACTCCAGATTGGGGTCAACGTCGGGGGTGCTAGGAAGCTCGCTGATCCACTGCGCGTCGGTGTTGTCGTCCGCCGTGGGGCTGCCACCTTCACGGAATTTGCGCCGCCTGCGAGCCTTGATGTAGCCGCCGCTCTTCGCCAGCGCCACGAGCAGCAGGGGCGCCACTTCCGCAGCGGTGGCAGCACCTGCCGTTGCCGCCGCCGTGGTACCTGCCGCCGCAGCCGCAGCCGCTTCTGAGGCCGCCGCCGCTGCCGCCGCCGTGGCGGCTTCGCCCGCCCCCGCGCCCGCGCCCGCCGCAGCGGCGTCGCCAGCAGCCCCGGCGGCGGCGTTGGACGCCATCATCGTGGAAGGTGCCGCCGCCTCGGCCGTAGATCCCGCCAGACCCCCTGGAACCTCGCCCGCCTCGGCCACAGGCGGCGTGGGCGGCGTGGGCAGCGGCGCCGCGTTCATGGGGGGTGAAGCGCCGCCGGGCGGCCCCAGCGGCTCTGCCGTGACCGGTGTGGTGGGGCTAGGCGCCCCCAGCGGCTCCGATGTGACCGGCGTGGTGGGCGCGGCATTGCCGGGCGCCACTGACGGGTTCGTGCCGGGCGAGGTCTTGCCCAGGAAATTGCGGCCAAACCAATCCGATTCGTAAATATTCTTGCCGGTCTTTCCCATCTGCACGGCTTGATTGGCGGTGCTGATGGTCTGCCCCGCGCCACCGCTTGGCGGCGCGTGCGGCAATTGCGCCACCTGCAAGGCACGATCCTTGTGCTTGTCGTCCGTCACGCCAGCTTGCCCCATATAGCCGCCTTCGTCCTGGCTGTAGGGCAAGCCGCCACCCGCCAGCCCGACGCGTCCGCCATGGGCCTTGCCGAACAACATGCTCTGGAATGTCTGCGTGATCCCCGGCCCCTCGGGCGGCGGCGGCGGCGCCTTCATCAGTTCCTTCCGCTCGCCGTCGGTCAGATCGTCAATGCCGGGCTGATCCATGTAGCCGCCACCAGCCAGCCCGACCCGGCCGCCAGCGGCACTGCCAAACACGTCGTGGTATTTATCGCTCACCCAATTGGTCGCCTGATCCCACAGGCTCGGATCGGGTGCCGTAGTAGCGGTCGCGGGCGCCGCCGTGGATGGGGTGGCAGGCGCGGGAGGTGCCAAGCCCGGCGCGGGCGTCGAGGGCGCTCCTGGCGTGGTCGTGCCGATGATTTTGTTCTTGTCCTTGTCGTCCCAGATATCCTTGCTGCTCTTGTAGAGCTTGGTGAGATCATTGGCGGTCGAGACGCCCTCTTTAGCCCCCGCACCAGGGTCCGATGCCTTGGGAAGGTCCGCCGTCAGCAGCTTGCGTGTGGGCGGCGCGCCATCGGTCGGCACGTAGCCGGGCTTCTTGCCGCTGTACAGGCCGGTCTGCCAGCCCTTCATGATGGGGGAAGCGTAAGGATCTACGGCTTCAGCTTGGCCGCCGCTGGCGCGCACCAGCCCGCCCCGGTAATTGCCGCCACCGCCGCCGCCCTCGCTGCCCGTCCAGTTATCGTGCGCGTCAAGGTTCACGGGCGCCGCTACCGGGGCAGGATCAGGCGCCTTGGCGGCAGGCGCCGCCGCCTCGGGGGCTTTCGCGACCGGCGCCAGGGCGGCCGGATCAGGCCCCTTCAAGGGCGCGACCGGCGTGCTCGCGGCGGGGGTGGGCTGGGCAGGCGCCGGGGTTCCGGCTTCAGGTACCGGCGGCAGGTTCCCGCCCGCCACCCCCGCCACCGGATCGGCTTTCAGCCGGGCGAAGGAATCCTTCGACGTGTCGGCGTAAGCGCTGACGGCCTTGTTCAGATCGGCCATGGAAAAACTCGGCAGGCTGGCATCATCCAAGGAGGCGCCAAGCTTGGGCAGGCTGCCACTGACCGGCCCCGGCGAGGGCGGCAAGCTCGCAAAGGCCTTGTCCACCGCACCGGTATAGTTTCCGGCGGCAAGCCCGAGATCCGGCCAATCGCCGGGCACGGCACCACCGCCAGCGGCAAAGCCCGGCCTGCAATTCGCCGCCTGCACATTGGCGGGGATCGGGGTGCTCGATGCCGACGTCGTGCCCTTGGGGGTGTTGCTGATGGCGGGTGGCATGGTTGCCTGGGCCGCCTGAGAATTTGCCGCCTGCTGCGCGGAACTGAAGCTGCTCATCACGTCTTGCGGGACCGGAGTGCCCGGCGCCGATGTCGTGCCCTTGGGGGTGTTGCTGACGGGCGGGCTGGGCCTCCCGGTGAAGGAGTTCATCAGGTCGGGCGGGATCATGGTGCTGGTGGGGGATGCCGTGCCCTTGCCAAGGGCGCTGCCGCCCATGGCGAAATGCCCGCGCTCGGCGGCGCCCCGCGTCGCCTCGTCGTAATCCACCATCTTGTAGCCATGCGCGCCCAGGCCGACCGCGTCCGGGTGATGCCGCTCAGTATCCTGCGCCGACAGGCCGATCTGATGCCTCGGATCGCCCTTGTAACGGAACTTGATGATGTTCTGCCCGTCGAAGGTTTTGCCGATAGGCTCGATGTCTTCCTTCAGCCGCTCATCGGAGAAGAACGACGACGACTGCGACCCCGTGGTTGACGACCCCGACAGCGCGCCCGTGCCCTCCGCGATGTTGGCGAGGAACTGCGAGGTCTGGAACGGATAAGCCTGCTGCTGGAGGAACTGGTTGTAGAGCGCCGACAGCCCGGCCTGATTGGTTTGCTGCTGTACCTGCCCGGCCGCCATCTGCGCCTGCGCGCCCTGCAATCCCGCCGTCTGCGACCCGGTGCCAAGATCCGCCAACTGCTTAGAGGTGTTGGCGCCCTCCGTGTATAGCTGGTTGCCTAGCGCCGCCTGCTGCTGCGCCGTGGTGGCGCCCTGGCCAAACGATTGCTGCGCCGTGGTGCCCAGCCCCTGCGCAAGCTGGTTGTAAAGCCCCGATTCCTGCCCGGCGAGTTGCCCGTAGCCTTGCGCCGTCTGCGCCCCCTGGCCGTAAGCCTGCTGGCCGATATTGGCAAGCTGCTGCCCGGTGCCGGTCATCTGCGAGTAAAGCTGCTGGCCGGTATTGGCCATCGCCTGCCGGTTGGCCTGCGAGGCGGCAAGCTGCTGCCCCTGCTGCTGGGCCGCCGTGTTCTGCGCCTGGGTATATCCCGATTGCAGAACATTCGCGAGTTGCTGCTGGTTGGCCATGTTCTGCTGGTAGCCAAGATTGGCCTGCGCTACCCCCGCGCGGTCGCCACCAAAGGCGCCTGCTTTGATGGCATCACCCTTCAGCCCCGATTGCTGCTGCGCGTTCTGCATCTGTTGCGCGTTCAGCAGCGAGTTCACCACGTTGCCCATGTAGGGCGACATGTATTGATTGGTGTTCAGCGCCCCGGGATCGACCTGTTGGGCGCCCGCCATGGTGAACGGCGTGGCCGCCGCCAGCCCGCCCGTGACGGCCTGCGTGGCCGCCTGATTGTAAGCCGATCCGGTCTGCTGGGCGCCCTGGTAGCCCTGCCCTGACGCCGTGAGCCAGGGCTGCGCGCTGTTGGCGGCGTTGTAGTATTGCCCGACCGCCTGCCCCTCCAGACCCTGCGCCTGCCCATAGGCGTTGCCTATCGTGTTCTGCGACGCCGTGATGTAGGGCGTGGCCCCTTGCTGGGCCGCGTTCAATATATTCGTCGCCGCGCCGAAGAATGGCTGCGCCTGCCCGGCATACTGGTTGGTGTTGTTGATCGCCGCCTGCTGCGTCCCCGTCAGATTGGCGACGAACGCGTTGGGATCGTCGGAATACTTCTGGAACGGCGTCTTGGCCGCGTTCTCGGCCGTGGCATTGACGGAATTATACCGCGCCATCACCTCCGGAGGGATCTGGATGGTCGATGATGAGTTGGTGTTCTTACCGCCCATTTTGTGCCGCCTTGGCCGACGCCGTCATGGCGTTCCAGAGGAAAAACGCCCCGGCGGGCTTGCCGAACTGGCGTTCATAAAGACGCACCTTCGCCTCGGTGCGGTCGTTGGACAGCACGCCGATCAGCAGCGGCAGGTTCATCTCCGTCGCCGCGCGCTTGGCGAACTCGCAAAACAGGCGCGCCCTGCCGCCCTTGGCGGCGCGATAGACGGGGTCCACGAACACCGCCTTCTCTTCCAGTACGTCCTCGTTGCTGTACCACATCTTGCCGATGCGCAGCACGATGGCCCCCTGGTAGGGGTCATCGATGCCGCCGATGATGCCGACAATGCCGCGATCCAGGCAGAGCGGCGGATAGATCTCCTCCAGCAGCCGCTCGGGCAATGGCTGCACGAAGCTGTTCTCGGCCGACGCCTTCAGCGCCATGGCCATCACGCCATCGACGTCCTGGGGCACCCCGACCCTGACGCGCAGCACATGAGACGATGGGAACGGTTCAATCACGTTTGGGTCCTGGCAAGCCTTTCAGCGTCTTAACCGTTTTTGCCCGCAGGCGCTTAACAAACTCGTCCAGCACGCGATGGCCCATCTCGCGATCACCATCGCCCGCCGCCTCCACCTCGCGCGGGTGGAGCACGTATTCGCCCCCGGCCGCGATGATGGGCACGGGGGGATCGCCCGCATCGCCGCGCTTGCCGCCTGACGATTCGCCCGGCAAGGCGCCGCCATACGGCGCCGTGGACGCCTGCCCGTAGGGTGCCGCACCCTGGCCATAGGCTGCTGCCGCGCCCCCGTAGGGGACGGTCCCTTTGTTGTAGGGCAGGCCGCCGAAGATCCGCTTCACCTGCTTGAACCCGTTCACCGTGTTGCCCTCGCCCAGGCCGCTGACGATGTCGGCGGGCAGCACGTAGGAGCCGGATTCGACATGCATCGGCAGGTGATCGGTACGTCCCGCCACACCGCTGTGGATCGGCCCGACATGGGTTTTGACGAAGTTGTAGCCCTCGTGCTTGGGCGGCTTGGTGGGCGGCGGGATGCCCGGCGGCTTGCGCGGGTTTGGCCCCTGCGGGGGAATGCCGGGAATGCCAGGAATGGCCGGGCCGGGCGCGAACCGCCCGCCGCGCGCCTTCACCTTGCGCGCCGTGTTCAGTGCCGCCGCGATGGCCTGATCGCGTGGATGCCCGGCATGGATCATCTCGGAGATGTTGCTGGAGATGGTTTCCTGGCTCTTGCCCTTGGCGAGCGGCATCACAGCACCGTCGAGTAGGAGATGGCGACCGTCATGCCGGTACCGGGACTGACCACGATCCCATACGCCACCGGCATGTCGAGCTTGTAGATCCCGACCGCCATCGGAATGGTCATGATCAGCCGCGCGGGCAGTGCCGACACAATCGAATTGGCGTCCCAGATGCTGCCGGTGGTGGTGCCCAGCACGATCACACTGATGGTCACCACCCGCCCCGGTGCGGGCGACACCAGGGTCTGCACCTTCAGGCCGGGCGCGACGCTGCTGCCCGCCAGATTGAGCGTCATGGTGATCTGGCCGTTCAGCGCGGTGACGACGTTTTTATGCGTCGTCAGGATGTCGGTCATGGAAGTCATCAGAACTTCCCATCCGGATGGTAACGGTAGCGCAGATTGCCGATGCGCCACCATGAGCCGACATCATTGCTGCCCAGGTAGATCGACACCAAGCGCCCCCGGAACCGGGGCGAAACGAAGGTCGAGGTCTTGGTCAGCGGGTATGGCCCATACTGCACCGGAGTTTGCCCGGCATAGTCGCTGACATAGAAAATCAGGTTCACCGTGGCCGCCTGCACGTGGTCGTAATAGCCCCACTTAGCGTCGGGCCAGACCTGATCCACGAAGGATTTCATGTCGGCCTCATCGATCACGAAGAAGCCGGTTTGGAAATACGACGGCATCGGCTGGCCGTCGGCGTCGGTGGACGTCTCGTGCTGGTACAGCAGCCTTGTCGCCGGATCGGCGCCGATGGGCGAGCCGAATATGCTCTGGTTCGTCCACGCGGTGCGGCCCAGCGTGCCAAAATCCCACTGGTTGATTATCGTATTGAACTTGATGTAGCGGCTGACCTCGGTGCCGCTGTCAGGCACGAAATACCACGCCACCTCGTTGAACTGCGAATTGGCGGCGAAGCGGATCTTGTCGGCGTTCCTGATCGAAAAATCCTGAAAGATCACGTCCCATGCCGGGCACGGGATCACCTGCACGCCCTCGCCCGAGAGCTTGTAGAACTGCGTCTGCGACATCCAATAGACGATACCGTTCAGGCTGCCCGCAGCGCGCCTGCCGATCAGGCCGCAGCCGGTGGCGATCTCGTTGAAGGAGTAGATGAAAGGCTGGCCGATATACTGCATCGCCCAGATCGACAGATCGGTCCACAGCAGCCCCTGCTGCGGCCCCTGGATGCCGCTGACAATCCGCGATCCTTTGGGGATGCGATACGATCCGGCCTGATTGGTGGTCTTGGCCACCCACTCGGTATAATCTTCCACGTCGCACCACCGCACCAGCATGGGGTCGGGATAGCCACTGAAGCTCGACCCCCAGGCGATGATCTGCCGCTGCGGCATGGCCACGAAGCACCCGTCATTGGCGGGCGGGCCTTCCCAGATCACCGTGGCGAACGGCTCACCGCCGGTCGGGTCCCACTGAAAAATCGGGCTGGCCGCTAGTCGGATGGTACTGCCCTGGCCGGTGCCGGTGAAAGGCGCGGTGATGGTGCTGGCGAACGACACCGACCCCGGCGAGGACGCGGTGACGTAATAGGTCCCATTGTAGCTGCTGGGGGACATGTTGAAGAGTTGGATCACGTTGCCCACGGGCACGGTGTAGGTCGGCGTGAAATTGACTGTGACCACGCTGCCGGTGCCGCCGATGCCGGTGGGATGCAGGGCGACGAAGAACGGTACCACCGGGCAGGAAATGAGGATCTCGCCCCAGTTGTCGAGGCTCCAGTCTTCCGCGTAGATCGGCGTGCCGCTGACCGGCACGATGCGGGTGCCGGTGCCGTAGCCGCCGCTGCCGTAGCCGCCAAACCCGTAGCCCGATCCCGCCGGAACCGCGCCCGCGCCCATGTAGAAGGTGAGGTTGACCTTGCCGTTGTTCAGCGGCACGGAGCCGTTCGCGTTGGCCAGGGTGTTGGACATGATCGAGAAGTTATTGGCGTCCACCACGGCGAGAACGGAGTAGTTGCCGACCAGGGTGACGCCGTTCACGACCAGCGGGATGAGCACATAGAAATCGGAGCCGACCGTCTGGCCGTGATTGGCCAGCAATACGTTCACGACGTTGGACGCGTTGGTGGTGGTGAACACCGGAACGGCGCCGCCATTCGCAACCGTGGCCGTGGCAAATACTGGGTTGTTCAGAATGTCCACGGCATAAATATTAAATGCCACAGCACTGAGAAGATTATGACATTGATAGAACCCAAAAAGAACAAGGCCGCCAATACTAACAGGAGTTGAAATGAAGACTGAGTCATAGTCCGTCACATTAGTTAATGCATCAACCACATTGACGATGTTGCTGCCTATCGTCGTGGTGAAATTGACCGCGACATTATCGACAATGGCGCGCGGCGTGATGGTGTTCTGTGAGCTTGCGCCGGTTCGCGTGACGAAATCGATGGATTGCAGCGACCCCACCAGGGAGGTGTCCGCCGCGCAGCCGACGGCCATGTGCTGGTTGTTGTTGAGATCCTGCCATGGCCACAGCGCGCGCGGGATGGTGGGGAACGGGGTAGGCCAGAATTTCTGCCAGCCGCCCAGCTTCTGCACCAGCACGAACTTCCCATCCGGCACGTAGCGGATCAGGTTGCAGTCAGTGACGGCGGCTTCGCCCAGGGTCGGGGTGACATTGGTGTCGAGCGGCAGGATCTTCAGGGACGCATGGGGCATCGCCTAGCCCCGCGTCGGGCTGGCGGCCACCGCCGGGGACTGCGAGGTCCACGCCGCCGCCTGGAAGCGCCTGCGCGCCTCTTCCACCGAAGCCGCCCGCAGCAGCATCTGATATTGCATCTCGTAGCTCGGACCCATCTGCGGGTCGTTCGACGCCGGGCCGAAATTGCGCTGGAACTGCGAGACGTAAATCATCGACGCCTGCACCAGCATGTCGGGCAATTGGCTGGAGATGTAGGTGGTGGCGGTGTCGGCCAGCACCGGCACGGCATAGGCGTAGAGCGTCTGCATGCGCCGTGTGCCGCTGAGGATGACCGGATAATCCAGATCCGGTATCGGCCCGACGATGACGTTCTGGAAGGTGTTGCCCGATGTCGTCGCGTCCCCGCCACTCATGGCGAAATACCGGGGCGTGCCCAGGGTCGAGCCTATCGGGTGAATGTTCTGCAAGAACTCCTTGGTCACCGGCAGCAGCGGCGTGTGCATCTGATCCACGACAAGGCTGAAGGTTTGCAGGATCTCGAAATCGTTCAGATCGATGGGAAGCTGACGGCTACCCGTCGTCAGCGAATACTCGATGTCCGTCACCTGCGACTGCGTCAGATCCATGTCGCGCTGGATGCGCAGTTCCGCGTAGTTCAGCATCTGCGGGATGAGATTATTGAACGCGTCGTCCACGCCCACGACCACGCCGCCGGTCTTCTGCACGTTGACGACGGTCATCAACGCCACTTGGGTGATGTACGTGTTGTAGGTCAGGGCGGATGTGGCTTGCAGCGGCATGGCCAGGGTCCGCCATAAAATGTGGGACGGCAGCCCATTAGGCTACCATCCCACACCGTAGTCACGCAAAGATCAGTCCCAATCTCCGCGCCAGACCCGGAACATGAACGTCAGCCCGGCGACGACGACGCCCAAGGCCAGGATCAGAAACAGGGTCCACATCAGCGATAGTAGAGCGTCGCGGTGCAGATCGTGGCCACGACCCCCACCGCGAAGCCCACCAGCAAGCCTATGCTAAACCACACGACGCCGACGCAGGATGGTCATGCCAACAAGGCCGACCCCCAGCAACGCCATCGAGGCGGGTTCCGGCGTGTCCACAGCGCTGAGGATAGGCACGATGTAGAAGGACTCGCCGCCGTCCACGGCATGATCCCAGCTTGCCTGGAATATCAGCCGGTCGCCCGGCTGGATGATACCATTGCCGAGATTGAAACCGGTGATCAGATAGTCGGCTGAACCGTTGCCGTTACGGATGTCGGGCATTGCGAAATCCGTGCTCAGGTCGAAGATGATCCTGCTGCCAGGATCAGCATCGAGATCGATCAGCCTGAAGGCGGTCAACACTTCAGACTTGGCCCCCGTGGAGTTGACATCCACGGCCACGCCAAAGGTAAGGCCGAGATCGCCCAGTCCCTGAAGCAAGGAGATAAGCTGGCTACCCGTGTAGGGTGTGCCCTGGACATCGTTCCCGAACGCGCCGGTCAAGTTGGACGAGAACAAGTTGAAGCTGCTGTCGTTGCCGGTGCTGACGAAGTTGTTGAAGCCAAAGCCTGCGGGCTGACCGCCGACGTTGGTAGCGCAGATGATGCACGGATCGGAGATCGACTGCGGTACCACCTGAGCATCACTCAACGCCGTGATGGTCAGGTTGTCGAACGCATCCGCGTGGGCGGGGGCGACCTGGGCGAAGGCGGCAATCGCTACCGCCATCACCCCTGCGACGAGATAGTTCTTCATGCCTGCCGCCGACGATAAGCCGCACCCAGGCCGACAAGACCGGCGCCCAGGATCAGCATGGAGGCAGGCTCAGGTACCGCTGCCGCGAAGAGTTCAGTCTGGCCGCGATTGACCAACTGCCCGCCTGCCACCAGCGTGCCCGACACGCGCTCAGTCATCGAGAACGGCCCGGCGATGGCGAGGTTGCCAAAATCGGCGGCGCTATAGCCGTCAGCAGCCAGGGCCGCCGTCTTTTGGAAGGTCGAAAGCAGCACGCCAGGGGTATCGTTGGCGTTGTCGGCGCCCTGAGCGTTGGCGGCGTCGGCATACCATTGCATCAGCACGTCGGAGCCAACCGCTTGCTGCCACGTGCCGGAACCGGCGACGTTCCACGCCGAAACCGGACCAAGGAAGCCGGTGTCGGAGACGGTGAAGGTCACCGGAACGGAGATGCCCAGCGTGTTGATCAGCGACGTGCTGCTGGTGTTCAGGATGTCCGTGCCGGGGTTGGCCGCAGTGCCCGTCGAGGTTTGAATCGACGTGTTGACCAGAATGCCCCCGATGGTCTGGTTGGCAATCTGGATCGTGCCGGTCGAGAGGTCGGTGTCGCAGAGCGCGTTATCGACGCAGGAAAAGTTTGTGTTGCCGAACGTGGCCGAGATCTGCAACACGGCATGGGCTGGACCGGCGAGAGCCAGCCCTCCCAACGCCGTGGCCGCAAAGAGTAGATTTCGCATTGTGGTTCCCTTCTTTACACCGCCACATGGCGGCAGGGGATTTGATGCTCGTATCGTGCCACTGACAGATGTCAGCCAAAAACCCGTTTGTCGTGTGGTGTAAGGATACCACAGTGTAAAGTTTTCCGACTAGGAGACTACCTGATTGACCTCGACGCGGACCCCTGGCGGGGCGGCGATGGTGACCACCACGACGTGCTGGGGACCCGGCATCGGGATGGCGGGTTTCTCGGGTGGCGCCGTGCCTGCCCACTGCGCCTTCAGAAGGTGATCATCCACCCCGGAGCGGTTGCAATCCACATCCCCCGACACGCCGGGGGCTGCGCCCTTGTCGGTGTACTGCCAGAGGAAATACCGGGGCCAGATCTGCTTTGGCCAATCCGGCTGCGGCGCGCTGGTGTATTGCGCCACCCATAGCTGGTGCTCCTTCAGCCAGTGGATCACGGTGTCGCCCACCTGCTCCTTCAGCACGTGCCCCGAATAGATCACCGCCCGACGCTTGGTGAGCGTCCAGATCGCGGCCAGGAACTCGCGGAGGTCATCGAGGCTGACGCCGGTATCCTCGTGATCGGCACATATCAGATCGTCATTGCCGGGCATGGCGACCTTCAGGAAACGCTGTGCCTGCGCGTGCATGTCACCGGGGCGCAGGAAATGGTACGCCCCCCACAGCAACCCGGCATGCCGGGCATCGACCCGGCGCTGGCTATAGGTCGGATCGGTGTAATCGTCCGACTCGGTCGCCTTGTGGATAACCCCCAGAATCCCAGCCTTGCGAATCGCGGCAAACGACTCGACCCCGTTGTGGTGGCTGAGGTCTAAGACATCAGTGCTCATGGGTTCTTTTCCCTGTTGAGGTCTTGTTGCAGCCGGGTCAGCAGAACCCCTTGGGTCTGCTGGGTTGCCGATAGGTCGGCCATCTTCTGCTGCATCTGAAGCAGGCCTTCAAGGATGCGGTCGGCCCGCGCGATCACCGCGTCCACCTTGGCATTGGCGGTCTGCACCGGTCCCGACCCATGGGTTTCCAGGGCCGCGATACGAAGCTCATGGCTGACCGCTTGCTGGCGCATCGTGCCGATCTCAGCGCCAATGATGAACACGTAGAGGCCGACAGATACGGCAGCCCCCAGCACGCCGATGGTCAGCCAGCTTGGCCGTTTTGGCGGGTCCTCTGCCACATCATGGCCAGGAAGGTGCTATTGATGGCGCCGACATATCCACAAGAGATCGGTGCCATGAACATATTTGTGACGATGCCCATACGGATAACAACCGATCTTGCAGGACGAATAGACGAGTTTTGGCACGAGCGTCGGCTGGTGAGCCGCGCTGCTGCCATTCGCGAATTGCTGGAACTCGGGCTGTCACGGGACCCTCAAGGGCGCCAGACCCACGAACCTCCCGCCCAAGAGCATATCCAAGAGGATCAGAACTAATATAAGCGCCATTATCACTTGCACAATAACCGCAAACGGAGGCGGCAATGGCAGTAGTGTAATAATGTAATACACCACCCCAAATATCAGGCATAAAATCAATATGTATATGAGCAACGAAATCATACGACCATCCCCCACCGGATGACATGCGGCTTCATCGGAGTCGGCCCTGGCGAGGTGTATTCCCAGGCGCCAATGTCCCACGATGCGCCCTGCGGCCGGGCGGTGCCAACGATATCGGCGGCAGAAGGTATATTGGTCGTATCCGTCACGCCCGCGTTGATGGCGTTTGAGCCAATCTTCAGGCGGCAATCGAGCGTCGCATAAACCGTATTGAGGAACTGGTTCGCGAAGACCGCATTCGTGATGTTCCCGACAGTGCCAGGGCACGCCGTTGTATCGACGCAGTTGTGTCCATCCGCAGTGGTGCCAGACCCGGCGGGATTATCGGCAAACCCAAAAGAGCAGCTATTGCGGACGGTGTTTCCGCTGCCACTCAGAAGGTAGCCGTATAGACCGGCGCCGTATTCGGGGGGCCGCACCAGCGTGCAGTTAATCACCTTGGTGCCATTATACACCTCAAGGCCTATTTGATTGGTTCCCGTGGACACTATAAGGGTATTCCTTATCGTCCCCGCGCTATCAAAATACAAAATGCCGGTGTTGTTGTTTTTCGTTGTGCTCTCAACAATACAATTGTCCACCGTGCAATTGCTGGTGAGGAAGAAGAAGAAACGCGGTATGCCACCTCCCGTTCCTTTAGCCTGTATCCTTGATATCGTTATGTATGGGCTGCCAGCCTGAATGACGAAGACATGGTCACCGGGCTGCACGATTGACACACCATTCGCCGAGTTGAACCTCAAGGCATTGGTGAGCCGGTTTGGATTGTCGATGAAACTCTGCCCGGCCGCCGCCGTCAGCGTGATCGTATGCGTGGCGTCGGTCGTGAAGCCGCTGAACGTCATGCCGTTATCGGCGGGATTGTTGAACACGCTGTCATTGTAGCATTGGCCGACATAGCTGTTGCCGTCAGTGACAAGGTTCATCGGCAACGCCGCGATCCAAGAGGTGATGGTCGAATAGTTCCGGCCAGCCGCCGCCCCCGCGCTACCGATGCTCGCCAGTATGGGCGCCTGCGTCCATTCATGCGGCCCGACATCCCAGGCGCTACCCTGCGGCCGTGACGTGCCGTAGGTATCCACGGCGGTGGGTAGGTGCGTGATGTCGGCGTAGCCCGCGTTGATGGCGTCGGCGCCACCCCTCAGGCGGAAATTGTTATCCACACGGACGAACTGATTGGCCGCCGTCTTGCCGAACAAGGTGCCGGTATCGGTCCAGCCGCTCGGGTAGCTGGCGAAATCCACGACGTTGTTGCGCGCCACACCCGACGTCATGTTGGTGTTGCCGATGCCCGCCCAGCCGAAAATGTTGCAATTGGTGACCGTCGTGACACCGCTGTAGTTGCGGTGAATGGCGTCGCCGGTCTGCGCGTTCAGCGTGATCATGTTGCAGTTGGTGAAGGTCGGGCTGTTGTTCTGCCCGTTCCATATCGGGCTGTTGTTTCCGGAAGGCTGGTAGTCGATCAGCGTGCAGTTGGTGTAGGAGCAGGGATCGGCTACGCCTGATCCGGTGATGCCGTTACCGGGCTGCTGGTTGTTGTAAGAGCGTATGATGGTGCGCGTGACGGCAATCTGACCCCCCAGCGCCAGCGCCGAGTTGAGCGATGCCGTGTCGGAGCGACGCCGCATCTGGATGCCGTCAAAGGTGCCGAAATTCTCCTGAAACAGCATGAAGTAATCGTGGTTTGGCCCGCGCGTCATGCACACGCCGTAGGCCGGGTCGGGGTAGAGCGGATTGCTCAGGTGGCTGGGACTGTCGGCAAAGCTCTCGCCCGGCGCGCAGCGGAAGTTGATGCTGAAGGCCGACGTGGTGTTGTGGCCGGTACACGACACCACGCCAGGGTTCGACCAGAAGCACAGGATCTCATTGTCGTTCCAGATCACCATGTCGTAGCGATCCGTCACCGGTCCGATGATCAGCGGGATGAACGCGTAAATGTCACTGGCATCGAAGGTGCTCGTCCATTTCCACACGCACGAGCCGTCAGTGATGCTGCTGCCGGTGCCTGTCGGGCCGCCGGATGACGCGCTCGTGCCTGGAGTGACGATGTGATAGGCGTTGCCGCCGTTGCTGCGGCGCATGTCCACGGTGTTGTAGGCCGTGCTCGGCGCCCACGCCGTCAGCCCCGGCCGCAGGTTCTTGGTGATTGTCATCCGATGACGTTGTCGCTGCCGCCGACCCGTTTGGGATCGGGCAGCGGGTCCTTCTTCACCTTCAGCGCCATGACCTCGTCAAACGGCACGGTCGCGCCCTCGCCCGCACGCAGCACGCCACCCGTGTAGGAATCCACATCCACCTTGAAGCCCCTGAACTGCAAGGTGTTGCTCAAGCTCCACCATTCCATGCCGATCTCCAGCGGCGCCTCAGGGAAGATGAACACCGCCAGATCCTCGGGCGCGGCATCGGGCACCACGACGATGGTGAACGGCGCGGCGCGCTCGGCCGCACCCCAGTTCCACCCGTCAGCCATCACCCGGATCACGTCGCCACGCTGCGGCTGCTTGGACGTGCTTTCGATGTCGGGGCTGATCCGATCCTCCATGCAGACCATCATCTCGGCCATCAGTCGTATGCGGCCGTGGTGGCGGTGTGCCACCCGTCCCACTCCTGCACCACGTCGCCTTGCGCATTGCGATGCGAGTAGATGCACCAGAACTCCGCGTCATCGGTCAGCGCGGTGATCTCGTGAATGACGTCCTTCTTCACCAGAAAATGCGCGGGCGCGGTGAAGTCCCGTTCGATCACCGTGCCATTGGGCAGCGTGGCGTGAACGTGAATCCCCCCTTTGAACACGATAGTCGTGTGATCAAAATGGTGCTTGTGCCCTTCTACAACCTCGCCAACCCGACTGAACTTTGTAGGCCTGATGAAGACATTTCCAGAAACCCACTCCATGCCCCACTCCTTTATCCAATGATCCGCTCCGACTGCCCGACGATCTTGGGATCAGGCAGCGGAGGCCGTTGTGTCTTTAGCGCCAGCACCTCGTCTTTCGGCACCGTGGCGGTGCCTGCCGCACGCAGGACCCCGCCCGTGTAGCTGTCCACATCCACGAAGAACCCACGATATTGCAGCGTATTATCCATGCCGCCAAAAAACGCCGTTTCATTTCCGACGACCGGCGCTTCATGGGACAGCAGCGACGCATAATCCGCAGGAACAGAGCCGGGCGCCATGACAACGAGAAAAAACGGGTGGCCAAGCTCCATATCGCCCCACGCCCATCCATCTTCCTGCGCGCAGATCATATCGCCGCGCTGGGGAAATTTCGACGTGCGCTCATGCGATCCCGCGTCGCGGTTCTCCATGAAGATCAGTAACTCGGCCATCACGGCGCCTTCACGGTGAAGAACACCGTCCCACCCGTCGGCGCGGTGCCGCTGATGATGCACCACAGATGCTGGCCCGCCGCGATGATGTTCGCCCCCGTGGCGGTGGCCACCGTGTCGCTGGTGGTGCTGCTGCTGGAGACGCTGCTGATGCCGGTGACCGGCGTGTAGGTGCCTGGGGGACCGATGGCCGCCGAGTAGGTCAGGGTGCCCGAGACGACATGCGCATACCCCGCCAGCACCGTGCCGCCATTTGTCACCGGACCCAGATCGTACGTGCCAACCGGAACCACGTCGGTGGTGTTGTTCGACAACCCGACGATCAGCGACGAGGTCGCCGTCAGCGCGCCGTTCACCCATTTGGCGCCGTCCCATTTCCACACCACCCCGCCGGGGCCGGTGAAGGTGGTGGGAGGAGATGTGGTGGGGCTGTCCGGAAAGTTGAGCGCCATTATGCCATCACTATAACGGTTGAACCGGCGATGGGGATGATCGGCGTATAGGTGATGATGATCAGCCCGTTGCTGCCATTGCCCCCCAGCTTGGCGGGCGAGCTATTGGTGCTGTAGCCACCGCCCCCGCCGCCGCCGTATTGCCCTGCGGGACCGCCCTGAATGGCGGTATTGCCGGATGCGCCGCCGCTGCCGCTGCCGTGCGTGCTGTCAAACTGCGCGCCCGAACTGCCTGACGTTCCCGATGTCGTTGCCCCCAGCGTGGTGCCGCCATCCGCGTTGCCGCCCACTCCGAATGTCGAGGTCGTGCCGGTACCGCCCACACTGCCCGCGCCATGTGGCCCGGCGCCCCCTCCACCGCCGCCACCACGCCCGCTGGCGCCGCTGGTGGCCGCACCTCCCGCCGCCCCGGCAAAGCCCCCGGTGGCGGGGAAGAACGACGAACCAGCCGCACCCGCGCCGATGCCGGTCGGCCCGCTGGTGCCGCCCATGGCCGACACACAGCCTGCGGCGGTGGAGTTGGTGGTGCTGTTGACATTGAAATTCGTCGCCTTGTTGGCGAGCACGAGCGATGCGTAGGACACCCAATAGCTCACCGTGGCGCCCAGCGACAGGTTGCTGGCCGTCGCGTAAGCGCCGCCGCCCCCACCGCCCGCCGCGACGTTATTGGCTCCGGTGCCCCCGGTTCCGCCATTGCCGACGCATTCGACCTTGTTCACCGGGTTCCAGTCACTCGGAAGGGTCCATGACTGAACAGTGGTGTTGCCTGACGAGGTGAGGAATACCGTGGTCATGCCCAGACGATCCGTTCGACAATCCGTTCGATCTCAGCCATCGAGCGCGCGTTCATGTACTCTTCGCGCGGCACCAGCACCAAGGAGATCGGCTCTTTCAGGCCGCGAATGAGCAGCCAGCGCGGATCGTCCAGTTCGTCGTCGCTGTCGGGATTGATCACCGCCAGGATGGTGCCCGATTGCATGCTGCGCACCACGCCGATGAACTCGCTCATACGCGCTGCCCCAGGATGGTGATGCTCAAATCCGCCAAGGTGCCATCTTGCGTGACCGGAGCCTGGATCTGCAACACGTCACCGATGCCGATGGAACCACCGGAGCCGGTCAGGATGCACCCCGTGTTCGAATTGGCTGATACCGATATCGTGCCGACGGCGCTGATCGTCGTGCCGCCCGTGATCTTGTTCAGGATGAAGGATGGCGTGCCTCCGGTCGGGGTGCTGGTGTAGATCACCGACCCCGCCAGCCCCGCCGGGACCGTCAGCGCCCAGGGCATGGCCACGTTGTATTTCGCGCTCGACGCAGGCTTGCCCGCGAGGAAGAACGACACCGGCACCGACTGCAACGCCTGCGGCAGATTGGCGTAGGCGATGGCGGGCTGCACCAGGGAATTAGCTATGACCCACTGGGTGCTCGTTCCGTCATTGTAACCAACATATAGCTGCCCTTCCGCGCTCGACCACCACGTCCCGCCGTTGGTTGGGGTAGGTGCCGTATCTTGAATGACGAGGCTGCTGCCAGGACCGCCCGACGCGCTGATGACGCCGCTGGGGTCGATGGCAATGCCCGATCCGGCGATGACCCCGCCAAGCGTCGAAGAGGTGGCCTTGGCCAGCGACAGCGTGCCCGTGCTGGTGATCGAGGTCCCGGTGTCCGCCGTCAGGCCGACACCCACATAGATGGGACCGGCCATCCCGCTGCCGGTGGTGCCCGATGTGCTGATCACGCCACTGCCGTCAATCGTAATGCCGCCGCCCGCGATGACACCGCCCAAAGCGAGCGAGGTGGCGGGCTTGACATAGATCTGCTGCAAGTTGCGCGTCAGGCCCGCACCCAGCGTGAGCGCCCCGACGGCGGTATCGACACTGAGCACACCGCTGTTGCTGAGGGTGCCGCTGTTGTTCGTGATGCCGCTGGTGACGTTGAGCGAGATCGTGCCGGTGTCAGTGATCACGCCACCCGCGAGCACGCCCCCTGCGGTGACACTGCGCACCGTGCCCTGCGGCACGTCGGCCCAAGTCATCGCAGCCGCGCCAGCTTGCGATGTGAGCGCCTGCCCGGCGGTGCCAGGAGTAATAGGCAGCGTGAAATTGTAAGTACCTGCTGCGGAAGCAGGCTGCACGGTAACCGTGCCCGATGTGACGCCCTTGAGGTTCAATGCGCCCGTTGCAGTGGTCGTGCCGCCCAATGTCACGGTGCTGATAGCGTCAGTGACAATTCCAGTAGTGGTCTTTGGTGCTGCACCAGGGCCGCCGCCGAGAACGATTGCGTTGCTGCCTAGCGCGAGTGAACTCTGCCACTGCGTTGTTGAGTTGAAGAACGGCACGCCGCCACTGTTGCCCGCGACCGTCAGCGCGGGGGTCGAGGTCGGCGTTGCAACTGTGACAATGCCGCCCGTGAAGCTGACGCTGCTGACCGTGCCCGTGCCCGTCGCGGTGATCGTGCCGCCCGCATTGACGGCAAGGCCGGTGCTCACGATCACCCCGCCAAGAACGGAGGATGTGGCGGCGGCGAGCGCGAGGGTGCCGTTCGCGGGCGAGGTCAGGCCGGTGCCCGCCAGCAGCCCCACCGTGCCGGTGTTGGTGATGACACCGCCACTGAGCACGCCGCCTGCGGTGATGGTGGTGACGGCGTTGGTCGGCACGTCGCTCCACGTCATCGCCGTGGTGCCGCCACCCTGCGAGGTGAGCACCTGCCCGACATTGCCCGCCGCGATTGGCAGGTTGAAATTGTACGAACCCGGCGCCGACGCCTGCGGCTTCACGATCACAGAACCGCTGACGCCGCCCGCCAGCGCCAGGGTGCCGGTGGCCGATGTCGATCCGCCAATGGTCAAAGAAGACGCGCCGTCAGTGGCGAACCCTGCCGTCGTCTTTGGCCCGGCGGCACCCCCCAGCATCAGCGCGTTCGTGGTCAGGGCGGTGGACGACGCCCAGGCCGACGCGCTGGAGAAATAGGGCACGCCGCCTGAGGTGCCCGCCACCGTTAGCGCCAGGACGCCCGCGCCAGTAATCGGAGAGCCGCCAACGGTTATCAGGCCGCCCGTGAAGGTCTGCGCGACGCTGGTGACCGTGCCGGTGCCGCTGGCGGTGATCGTGCCGCCCGCGTTGATGCCGATGCCGTTGCCCGCGATCACCCCGCCCAGGACGAGCGAGGTGGCGGGCGCGATAGAGATCGTGCCGTTGACTGCCGATGTCAGGCCGGTGCCGACGGCAAGCCCTATGGTGCCCGCCGTCGAGATCGATCCGCCACTGAGCACGCCGCCTGCGGTGATGGTGGTGACGGTGCCAACCCCGGTCGCGGTGACCGACAGCGTGCCGTTCGCATCGATGGTGGTGCCAGAGCCGCCAATGATGCCGCCCAGCGCGAGGCTGCTGGCGGGCTTGACATAGATCTGCTGCAAATTGCGCGACAGTCCAGCGCCCAGCGTGAGCGCCCCGGTGGCGGTATCGAGCGACAGCACGCCCGCGTTGTTGATGGTGTTGCCACCCGTGATGAGGATGCCGGTGCCCTGCACGGGCGCGGTCCCCGTTGCCGTCAGCGTGCCGTTGGTGGCCAGCGCCAATCCCGTGCCGACGGTGATCGCTGACGGCGGCGCCGTGCTGATGGCGGGGTTGCCAAACAGCGAGCTTGCGGCAATCGGCGTCAGCCCCACCGTGCCGGTGGCGGTGATCGGGCCGCCCGTGATGCCGTTATTGGTGGTGATCGATTGCACCGTTCCGGTGCTCGACGTGAGGTTTCCGCTGACATCGACGGTGACGCCGTTGCCCGCGATGATGCCGCCCAAGGCGACGGCGGTGGCGGGCTTGACGGCGATGGTGTTGCCGTTGGTGATCGTGATGCCCGTGCTCTGCACCAGCGTGGGCGTCTTGCCATCGACGTATTGCTTGGTGGCGGCTTCCAGGGTTCCACCAGGGTCGCCATTCAGCACCACCGGGCCGTAGAAGGTGGAGGTCTTGGTGGCGCCTACGAAGCCCGCGACATCGCTGCCCACGCCCGAGATGCGGATCGAGCCAGAGGCTGGGCGATAGATCCCCGTCGTCGTGTCGCCACTGAAGGTATAACCCGGCGAGGCGAGAGTTCCGGCAACCCCGATAAGCTGGCCGAACAGCGCCACCGATTGCCCGGTGCCGTTCCACCCCATGACCGGAGAGCCGGTGACCGACATCTGAATGACGCCAGCACTGGAACGATACAGGCCCGAGTTTGATTCGGCCTGGAACCCGTAGGCAGGCGTCCCTGCGGTGCCCGCGCCGGTCTGGATCGTGGTGTTGGTCGAGTAGACGGTATTGGAAAAGGTGTGAACGAGAGAGCCGCTGATCGATATGTTGACCTGTGTCGCGGCGTTGCCATAGAGGCCGGTGTTCGCGGTGCCGAATACGAGCGAGGGCGCAGCGGCCGTGCCAGCGGCGACCGACAGCAGGCCCGGCGCGGTGAGCGTGCCGCCGGAAATCGGCAGGTATGATCCGCTGGCGGATACCGACAGCACGCCGCCGACATCGACGCTCAGACCGCCACCCGCGATGATGCCGCCAAGAGCCGCCGCCGTTGCGGGCTTGACATAGATCTGCTGCAAGTTGCGCGACAGCCCAGAACCCAACGTGAGCGCGCCAACCGCCGTATCAATCGTCAGCACGCCCGTGTTGGAGATGGTGTTGTTGTTATTGACCGTGATGCCGGTATTGCCCTGCACCACCGACGTGAGATAGGGCGCAAGCAGCGCGGAGAACCCGGCGCCGCTGACGGTGTTGTTCGCCGTCAGCGTGGTAAAGGCGCCCTGGTTGGGCGTTACCATCCCGACCGGACCCTGCATGCCAGAGGCGTTGAACGACACCGATACCGCGTTGTTCGCGATCATCTGCACGTTGGCGGTGGCGAGGACGTTGAAGCCGAATGACGTGCCGTAAAGCGCGATATGCTTCGACAGATCGATGCCGGTTACGGTAACGGCGCCAAGCGAGAGGCCGCTATTCGCCGTCAGCGGCGCGTTCACCGCCACTGGGCCGCTGATGGTGCCGCCCGTCGCCAGCGCCAGTCGTGACGTGTCGCTAGGGTGCTGGTGATCGCCGCGCGAATAAAGCGCGGAATTGCCCGCCACGCCGACCGCACCGCTATCCATAGTCGGATTGGTGTTGCTGGGGCTGCTGCCGACGGCACCCGCAACTGCCGCCGTGACAAATTGCGTGGTGGCGACTTGCGTGTTGTTGGTACCGGGGTTCGCCGTGTTGGCGAGCGGGATGCCCGCAAGCTGCAACACCCCTGAGGACGGGCTGAGTGTGTCGGTGGCGTTGTTGACGTTGATGGCCACTAGAGCACCTCCACCGCTGTCACCCGCGCCACCCAATGGCACGCGTTTGCCGTGACCGGTACCACCGAGAGGTTCAAGCCGCCATTGGCAGTGTCAGCCGTCAGGAACGGCCCGGCCTGTGCCGACCAGTTGGTGTCCAGCGCCACCACGGTCGTCGCAGGCGTCCCCACCACGGTCGTCGTCGCCGCACCCGCGCCACGCTTGATCGCCCCGTCAAGCCGCCACACCCCCATATCGCCGGTCGAGGTGTTCCGTCCAATCACGTCGATCCGCAGCGCCAGCGCGCTGTTGTCGATGAGGTTCAGGATATTCGTCACCGACGCGGCGGTGTTGTCCGCCGTGAGCCGTGCGGAGCTTGTCGATGCCGTGCTGGCGCGCAGCAATAAGCTGATCTGCTGCGCGTCGCCATTGAGCGAGAATGCGCCAGAAGAATGTGTCAAGCTGCCGTAACGCGCTCGCGCGTCACTGTTCCGCCCCATGACCGTGCTGTAGGCGCCATTGGCGCCATTGCTGGTGCCCCCTAGTGCCGCGCCATTTAGCCCGCTCGCGGTGTTGCTAGATCCGCCAATAATGGTGGAAAACTGCCCCGACGCGACCTGTGTCGCCGCCCCTCGGATAATCTGCAAATCGACCGACTGCGTGCCGCGCACATTGCCGCCTGTGGCCGTGCTATCCGGCAGCGGCCCAGTGATCAGCGCCCCGTTTCCTTTCGGCGTCAGGATCACGCTGATATGGCTATCGAACCCGCTCGCCTGGAACCCCACGGACGCCTGCGGGGCAACGGCGCCGGTCACCGCCACGTAATCGCTGCTGCCCGCAATCGGGGGCGCGTAGAGCGACAGATTGGTGCTCGGCCCGCCGCCCGGCCCGCCACCGGTCATCACCGCGTTCAATGCCAGTTGCGTCGAAGACGCCCAGCCATTGGTGGCGCTGAAATACGGCACCCCGCCCGACGTGCCCGTCACCTGCAAGGTGGGCGTCGTGGTCGGAGTGGCTACCGACACAATGCCGCCGACGAAGCTGACATTGGTGACGCTGCCCATGCCCACGGTGGCGATGGTGTTGTTGGGCCACGTGCCGGTGATGGAAATGCCCGCGCCCTGCGTCATGCCGGGCGTGGCGGTGCCGGTGCCCCCGCTGGCGGTGGCCACGATGCCGCCCAGGGTCATCGTGCCCCCGGCGCCCGAAACCGGGCTTCCCGCCACCGTCAGCCCCGTGGTGCCCCCTGACAGGCCGACGTTCAGCAGCGTGCCAGTGCCCGTAGCCGCCGCCCAGGTGACGCTGGTGCCCGTCGATTGCAGCACCCGGCCGCTGGGGCCGATAGGCACCACCGTGGCGGCATTTACCCCGGAGCCAACAATCATGTCACCCGCAGCGGTGATCGGGGACAGCGCGTTGAACGCGGCGGCCTTGGTGGTCTGCCCGGTGCCGCCGCTGGCGATGGCCAGCGTGCCACCCATGGTGATGACGCCCGTCGTGGTGACCGGGCCGCCCGTCGTGGTCAGACCCGTGGTACCGCCCGACACATCGACGCTGTTTGTCGTGCCGTGCGGGTAGCTGGAGACGAACGCCGTGGTCGCTAGCCGGGTCGAACTGTCCCCTGGCGGCGGGGTCGGCGCGGTCGGCAGGTTCTGGAAATTGGGCGAATCGATGGGCGCCGCCCCCAGCATCGTCATCACGTCCGACCGGATCAGATCCTGCGGCGGCAAGGTCAGGACGCTGTTGTTGCCCTTGAGCGTCATGCCCGTCATGGGCGCCAGCAGGGAGTTATCCACCCCGCCGGTCGCGATGGTGATGGTGCCGGTGTTGGTGATCGGGTTTGGCGATGACGCCAGTGGTGGCGCCAGCGCGATGCTGGTGAGCGTGCCCGCGTAAGGCAGCGCCAGATTGCCAAGCTGCTGCGCACTCACGCGCATGCTGGTGCCGCTCTGCACCAGTTCCAGTTGCTCGGAACCGGTAAGGGCGATGGCTACCGGCAGCAGGGGAATAGTGACATCGGCCACCGCGTGGTGCTCCCTTTCCTACCGCACACGCCGTGCGCTGATATAACCCTTCACCGTCGCATTGGCCGACCCCACCGCCGCCACCAGATACAACGTGACCGCAGCGGTGGAATTGCTGCGGCATTGGCCGGTGATCAGCACCTGCCGCTGCCCGGCGGCAAGCGGCGAGAAGATCAGGTTCATCACCCCCGTGCCGATGATCAGGTCGTTCTGCGTCGGCAAGGCATCAGGGGTGACGGAAAGGCTCGATGCCAACTGGTTTGGCATCACCGGCACCACCAGGGGGTCAGCGCCTATGGCGGCGATGGTGAAATCGCACGCGCCCCAGATCTCCCAGCACCCCACCGGCAAAACTATCGAACAAACCGTTTTTGGGATGTTCGCGGTCGGCACGACGCCAGCAATGTTATTGACGGAATGATATTCGCCAACGGCACCCGGCTTGGCGTCGCTGCCGTCCGTGATCCCTGGGCCACTCTCCAGAACCCCGACCCTGGTGATAAGATCGTGGACGCTCTGCTCGATCATGAAGCCATCCCAGGACAGATCCAGCAGCGCCCCGGCCGCCCATGGGTTCGCCCCGGTGTTTTGCACGATGACTTTATGAAAGGAGAAATCAATGCTGTATTTGGCTTCAGTCTGAATAAACCCGCCGATCTTCAGAATCTTCGTCTCAGGTACAACGTCTCCCGGCCGCAGCATCGGCACAATAATATCCACGGACCCCTCTGTCGGAACGGCCTGAGCCAAAATCGTTTGAAATGACGGCATATAAGGGTCCTACGCGGTTGTGCTGTCGGTGATCAGGCCGAACGTCACCAGTGCTGCGAGCAGCGAAGCCAGCGCCGCATTGCCGCCGCGCGATCCGGACACCGCGATCTTGGCGCTCGCCGTCGCCCCGTTAAACCCGACCTTGCCGCCGACAGTCAGCGTACTTGCAGCGCCAGCCACAACGGCATTGCCGTTCATCGTCAGCAGCCCCACCGTGTTGGTGGTGCCGTTTACGGTCAAGGCCCCCAGGGTGGTGGTGCCCAGGGTGGTGGTGCCCGTGAACCCTGCGTTGCCCGTCACGGACAGTGGCCCCGCCACGTTCAGGGTTCCGCCCGAAGTGATGGTGGTCACGCCCGACAGCGTCACCGGCCCGGCGGCGGTCAAGGTGCCGCCCGCAGATACCGCCAGGGTGCTGCCTGAGGGATGGGTGGTAGTGCCAAACAGCGTCACCGCTCCCGTGGCACTTACCGATCCCGTCGTGGCCACGGGACCCGCGAAGGTCGATACCGTCGTGGACGACGTGTTGAGCGTGCCGGTGAAGGTCGATGGCCCAGAGAGGGTGGTGACGCCCGTGATCGACGTCGATCCGGTCGAGGTGACGGGACCCGACAACACCGTCGTGCCCGAATTGGTGATGGTGTTGGAGGCGTTCATCACCCCCGTCACCGTGGTATTGCCCGACAGCGTCAGCGCCCCGGTGAAATTGGTCGCGCCCGACACGATGCCGCCGGTCAATGGCAGGAACGGCCCGCCCAGCACGGTGACCGTCTGCGGGATGGTCAGATCCTGCGGCTGGCCGGTGGCGGCGCTGAGGTTGCCCTTCAGCGTCAGCCCCGGCATCGGCGCGAGATAGGTGTTGTCGATGCTGGCGGGCGCCAGACTGATGATACCGCCGCTATAGATCGGGTTGGGGTCGCCAACCAGCGGCGGCATCAGAACAATCTGAATGCCCAGGCTGTAGGTTCCGATCCCCGTTTTGGGCACTTGCTGCATGCCGCGCGGCAATCCAACCGATGTGGTGGTGACCTCTGAACTCATAGCAGGGACCCCGCCGGTCGCGTGGTGTTGGTCATGTAGGTGAAGGCCGTCGCTGTCGTCACGAGGATGGAATAGAACCCGCAGGCTTCGTTGTCGGCCAGCCCCTCAAGCGAAACCTGATCGTTGTCGTTCAAGCCGTGCGGTTCATAACAGGTCACGGTGATGGTCGCGGTGCCAATCGACGTGATCGACAGCACCGGCAGCTTCCGGCCGCGCACCGTGACGCCCGGCGGCCCGCCGGGCATGATCGCCCACGGCTCCAAGCCATCGCTGGAAATGCGCCCGGCGGCCGGGTTAATCGGCACCCCGGCCGGGCCGGTGGGCTGGGTGATGCGAATCTGGCCGTCCAATGTCGCGCGGCGGCCCTTGTCCTCGGTGGCGCGAACGCCGCGCTCGGCCTCGTCCCACTGGTTCACGCGGGCATTCATGATCGGCACCGGATCGGCGGGCAGGATGATGGTGCGAAGCTGGTTCTGCGGCACGTCCTCGCAGCGGCGGCACACCAGAATGCGCACATCCATCAGCGAGGCGCCGCGCCATTCGTGCTGGAATTTCAGCGTGTGATGGGTCCAAATGAAGCCGCAACGGTCACAAACGCCCGCCGCCTGGGGGTGCTTGGCCGAAATCCGCGCCCGTCCAAGACGACTTGCCCAGGCCATTGAACCCCCTCAGTTGCGGAAATACCCGGCAATCATAGGGGATATGTATTGCTGCGCGAGTTCCACATTGGTCGCGGCGGCCTTGTTGTAGGCTTCCGTCGCCAGGGGCGCCAGCAACTGCACCTTCTCGGGCGCCCAGATCACCGCCAATTGGCCCGCCAGCCCGGTGACGAAGGCCGGATACCAGATCTGCGGGATTTGCGGCGACGCGCCGTCGGTCATGGTGGCGGTTTCGTTCTGCACCAGCCGGTAGAAGCTGAAGGTGCCCTCGATGCCATCGGGCACCGGCCACAGCGTCACCGTCGGCACAAGCTGCCGGTTGTGCCAGAACACCGTCGGCGCGCCCTGCTGCTCCTTGTTGGCATAGGCGGAATATTCGGAACGGCTGATCGGCAGCATCACCCGGTCGATGGCGTGCGCATCCGATCCGATGGTGTAGTAGGCATCGAGGATGGTGACGGTATCGGGGTCCACGTCGTAGGTGCTCTGCCCCTGCGTCAGCGGGATGGTGGCGAGATCCACCCGCCACAAATTCACCCCGTCATTGGCCCAGTGCAGCAGCATCAGGTTTGCCGCCATCCTGGCGCTCTCGAAATGCTCCTGCACGAGCGATGTCGGGCGCAGCCCGACAAGCTGGAACGCGTGCAGGATCAGGCTGCCAAATGATGCCTGGAACGAGGTGCCTGACATTTCACGTGGTTACACGCTGCGCCCGGTGGCGGGGGTGCCACTTTGCGCCGACGTGAACGGGTTGGCGTCGCACCCCCCGCCTTTGGCGCGCGGGGTTTTCCCGGCGTGGCGCATGGCGGCGGCACCCCGGATCGGGCCGACGCGCTTGGTGTCGGGGATGGCGCCGCCGGTCCTGCCGCCGTATTTGCGCCCGGCCCGGCCGCCGCTCTTCTTCTCGTCCGCCGCGTCCATCACCTTGCTTTCGGCCGTGTAGCGCATGTTCTTGCGCTCCACGTCCTGCTTGGCCTCATCGACGCCTTTTGTCGGGGGCATGGCAGGGTTCCTTTTCAGGCTTGGGGGACGCCGAACAGGCCGGAACCCGGCAGCAGCGCGTTGGTCACCAGCGGGCTTTGCCAGAGGATCAGCCGCTTGACGCCATCCGACGTTGCCAGCGGCCATGTGCCGCGCACATCGCCAGAGATGCCGGTGGCCGGGTTGGTGATATCCCCGGCGAAATAGCCGGTGGTCGAGGTGATCTGCGTCCCGGCCCAGGCGATGGCGATGTCGGCGGGCATGGTGGTGCCGTAGAAGGTGCTGGAATAGAGCGGGAAGCCGACCACGTCGCCGGTGCCCACGTTGACGGTGGCGCCGAAGACGGTGCCTGACACCGGGGTGACAGAGGCGATGTATTTGAACGCTTTCTTGCCGCTGACCGTGGTGGCGCCTGACGCCTGGAACAGTTCCGACATCGGGTAGCCGTAGAGGTCGAAGCCCTGCACCCGGTAGATATAGTTGTCGCCCGCCGCCGTGGTGAGCCGCACGTTGCGCGCGATGGATTTCACCGGGTCCCAAAGCTGCACCGTGCCCGACGTGCCGTAGGAGATGCGGCCCGCCACGCCATCGATGGCCAGCACCGGCCTGACGGCGCGGCCGTTGGCGGCGTTGGTGACGGTGACGTTGCCGGTGACCCCGGCGCCTGCGGTCAGCGTGATCGGCGTGCCAACTATCATGCCGGTAGCGGCGATGACGATGTTGTTGGTGGCCATGACCGCAGGCACGGCGTTGAGCGTCATGATGTTGTTGACGCCCGCGAAGCCGACGGTGGCCTGTCCGGCCCCCTGGCCCGGCATGTAGCCGTAGGCGGGGCGGGTATCGGCAATGCCGACGCCGCCCGCGAACAGCGATGGCGCCACGTCAGGGTTCGACCCCGTGGGGTCCTGCCCGAAGACGATCATCGGGCCTGATAGGGCAGTGATGGCCATGGTTCAGACCCTCTTAGGACGTGGGGAAGTTTCCGTAGATCGAGCGCCAATTGTAGTAGCTGAAGCTGTAGCGCTCATAGCCCTTAACTAGGAGGTTATCTGTAACGAAATCGACCTGCATATCTGTTTCGAACTTGACACGTTCCATATACGAAAGGCCATCGATATTCGTCAAAAGGAACCATGCGAACTGCGAGGTCAGGAAATCGTTGACCATGTAACCTTCCGGAAGGCCACCGGCCGTGGACATAATCGCATTTATGTCGTTGTCTGCCGTGCCGGGTCGCAATTCGGTCTGCGTCAGGCGAATTGCCACCGCTTCAAGCTGCGGAGGGACCACCAGCTTGCGGGCGCGGGCAAATACCTTCAGGCCCGCCTGATCGCGGAAATTGGTGCGCACCTCGACCATCGAGGTGAGCAGCGAGGCTTCGTTGAGGTCGCTCTGCACTGAGGGCGTGTTGCCCACCGTATTGCCATCGATGGGATGCAGCAGGCTGCATAGCGCCACACCGTCGCCGCCGACCGATGAGTTGTAGGTCTGCGCCGAGTTCAGCACGTTCGCCCCATAGATCTCCTTGGTCTGCTGGAAGCTTTCGATCATCCCAAGGTTCGATGGGTGGAACTGCGTCTTGTAGAGGTTGTCGTCCACCGCCTTGCGGGTGATCGCATAGCCCAGGCCGATCTCGGTGTGCTCTTGGTTATAGACGTAGCGCTCACCAGCACCATTGTCGAACTGGGTCTGACCACCCTCGGTCTTCAATTGCGCGAGGCCCAGGAAACGCAACTCGGCAGTACGTTCCAGCGCCATTTTCGAATCGTGCTTGGTGAAGATCTTGTCGTATTGCGAGGGGATCATCTCATACTTACCCTCGATGCCCCGCAAGCCCGGCAGCAGAAGGTCCTTGATCGCAGAAAGATTGACGGCCATTTGCCTAGCTCCTTATGCGGGATCAGATGCCCGTCACGCCCTGTTTGGTGATCGTGTTGTTCGTGGTGACGATGATCCGGTTATACGGAGAGGTGGCGTCGTAGCCGTTCACCGATGTCCAGAGATTCGGACCCTCCACGCTGTTATTGGCGATGGCCACGATGCGCAGCGGCAGCCCCGGCGTGACCGCGATGGTGTTCTGATCCGCGAACGCCGTCGAAATGCCGCTGTAGATGTTGCCGTTGTTATTGCCCAGCGTGTTGGTATTGCCGCCCGACCCGGTCAGATAGCCGATGCCGACATTCATCCCCACGCTCACCTGCGCCACCGGGGTGGTGGTGGTGCCCAGCCCGTTCACCGTCTGCACCTGATACTGCGCCAGCGGGTCGGTGACCACGTAAGCGACCACGCCGCTATTCTGGTTCACGTCGCCCGTGCCGGGGAAATAGTTCGACCACACCGTGCGCTTCTGCGACACCGAGAGGAATTTGCAGCCCGCGAACATGCCGACGAAATTGCCCGATCCGGCGGCGGGCGCGCCTGCGGTGCCCTGGGTGCCAAGCTGGCAGATATAGCCGGTCGCAAGCTGCGCCACCGGATCGCCCGCGAAGATCTGCGCATTGGTGCCAGTGGCCGGGTTGATCGCCAGTTGCACCTGCTCAAAGGTCGGAGACGCGCCGGTCCCCGTCACCTGGGCGAACCCGAAAGGTGCGTTGATATTCGGCATGGAATGCCACTCCTCGAAAGAGGAAGCCGCACATCACACACCGGGGTGACGCTTGAGCCGGGAAGGGTGAAACCGCCAACCGGAGGCGGCCTTGAACCGGAAGCCTAAGGCGCTACCACGAAAGCCACAGTTTTGTAAACGTTCACTCGCTATTTGGCGGGATCTGTACCGGCGAATAGGTCTTCCGAATATTGGGACGCACCCTGGAATCGCCGCCGCGATCAAAGGTGCCGGGCGGCGTGGCGCCGAGTTGCTCCTCTTTCGCGCGCACCTGATTGCGCGCTTTCTGCTGATCCCGCCTGCGCACTTCCTCGGTGATCTCCATCGGCCGTTCCATCAGGATCATGCCCTTGCGGGTGATGGTCTGGTGCGCGCCCGCCATCGGCATCTGCTCGGGGTGCCTGCTGGCAGGTACCGCCTCCCACCCGCCGCGCGCCAGGGCGACCTGATAGGCCGGGTCCTCCTTGCCAAACAGCGTGTGCCGCTTCCACTCATAGCTCCAGCCATCGGGGATGATCTCGGCGGGCAGGTAAAACTCGTTGACGGTTTCCTGCTCGACGCCGCCATGGCCGCGCAACTCGGCGGCGCGCTTGGCCGCCCGCTCGCGTGGACTCTCCTCGCGCACAGGCTTCCGCAAGGGCGGGCGGCTCGCGATATCCCCCTGCGAATGCGCGGCATCGTCAGGCGCTGTTTCACGTGAAACAGCGCCCGCGTCGGTCGCATCCAGACGAAGGGAGTTCTCCGGACGCGGGAGCACGCGACGGATAGGGTCGGGCATCTTCTTCCTCAATTCAGCTTTCCAGCGCGTTTCAGTTCCAGCTTGTTCTTGGCATACTCTTCGTCGGTCATCTTCATCATCTGCGCCATCTCACGCTCCTCGGCGCTCAAGCGCATGACGTTGCGATCCCCCGGCGACGAGCGCGACACCGGAGCGGCCGCAGGCGAGGCGCGCCGTTGCGTCACCTGCGACTGCTGGTAGCTCGATGCGTCGCCCTCGTCCTCGGCGGGTTGCACCCGCAGGATGCTCTCCACCTCGCGGAAATACTCGTCGGTGTCGGCCGCGATGCCGTCGGCGGTGACGAGGTTGTGGGCCGCCACCATCTTGTTGAACAGGCGCTGATCGGTCGCGTATTGCGGGTGCCGCCTTACCCAATCGCCGGAACGTGGCGACAGGCGGCGGGCAAAATCCTCCACCGGATCGCCGGAACCCTGCGATTGCGGCGCGGGCGGCGCGCGCTTGGGCTGCTGCTCGGCGGCCGCTTTGCCTTCCTCAAGCTGCAACATCTTGGCCGCGTTGTCGGCCATGCCCTGCTGAATATCGGCGGCGCGGGAAAATTCACCGTTTTCCATCGCCTGGGCATACTCGGCCTTGAGCGCCTCGGTGTTGCCCTTGACCATGTGAATGGCGTTGTTGATCAACTGCAAATTGGTGGTGTCCACCTCGTTGCGGGCATACACCTCGCGCGACGCGGCCTCGTTGGCGCGGGTTTCGGCCGCGATCCGGTGATTGCGCTCGCGCTCAAGCTGCGCCTTCAAGGTTTCGATGCTGGCGGCGAGGTCGTCCTGCTGCGGCGCCTGCGGCGCTTCCACGACCACATCACGCTCCCCCGCCGGGGGCGCTTCGACGGCGGGCGGCTCCAGGGGTAATTCGGCTTCAGCGGATTTCGGTTTGCGTGCCATGGTTACCACACGAAATCTGGATGTTGCACACGTCCCTTGACGTTCACGTCCTCCAAGATCCGGCAGGGGTGACCATTGATGGTCAGCGCCCAGCCGTCGGAAACGCGGAAGAAAACCCAATCGTTGACGCGGATATCGATGCCAGTGAACCAGTTCGCGGTGGGGTCCACGAACGCGGTGGCGCCCTTTTTCATGATCAGCCCGACCTTGCCCTGCACCCGGTCCTCGCTGCGGGTCGTGTCGGCCAGCAGGATGCCGCCCTTGGTTGTCGGGGGACGGATGTAGATCGCCACCAGAAGCTGATTGTTGAAGATCTCGATATTATCAAGGGCACCGACCGCCTTGGCCAATTCCAGCTTGGGGTCGATGTCGTGCTTCATAACGGCAAACGCCATAGGCTGATCCTTTAACGGGTAAGCATTACCTTCTTGGCGATCTCGTCGCAGATATCCTCGGCGGCACGGAGGCCCTGAATCACCCCAGTCGCCCGCTGGTAATCCACTCCAGCCCCGCCCCACGAAAGCTCTTCCTTCCGCGCCTCGATCTCGTCACGCAGCGCCTTGCGCAGTTCCTGCTCAAACAGAATGCCGGTGGTGAACACCGTCATCCACCGTCAGCCCTTGCCGTACTCATCGATCTTCTCCAGCCGCCCCTCGCCGCTTCCGGCGCCCGCGTTCATCTTGGGGAATTTATGGGTGGTCCGACCGCCGCGCGCGCGAGGCATCATGCCGGGTGGCGGCATGGGCGGCCCGCCCGCGCCAGGAGGTGGCCCCATCGGAGGTCCCCCGGCACCTGGGGGCGGGCCACCCATCGGAGGCGGCCCACCAGGGGGCATTCCAGGGCCACCGCCGCCCGGCATCATGCCCGGGGGCGGCCCGCCACGCGGCGCCCCTGGCGGGGGCATGGGCGGCCCTGGCGGGCCTCCCGGCGGCGACAGCCCGGCATCCTGCGGCTTGCCCTGGGTTATAATGATGTTGACGTTGGTCTTGCCCGATTTGCTGGATTTCTTCTCGCCGCCGCCAAGCTGGCCGCCATAGGCGCGCCTGACGCGCCCGCCGCCGCATTTCTCCATCGCGTCGTCTTTGTCGTTGTCGGGTACCTTCAGGGCGAATTTCGGCTTCTTGTCGTCTTTCTTGTCCTCTTTGCGTTCCTCTTTCTTGTCGCCCTTCTTGGATTCGAACTTGGCGAACCCGCCCTTCTTCATCATCGACAGCTTGCCCGCCGATACCGGCGAGAAGCTCATGCGGCTCGCGGGCACCCCGGAACGCCCCGTGGATGCCGCCAATCCCTCGTTCTGCGACGCCTCCGGTCCCAGCCCGGCCCCGCCGCCATCCTGCTTGTTCACCGCGCCGCCGCGCTTCATGCCCCCGATATGCTTGGTGCCGACGCGCTCTTCGTTGGCGTCCTTGGTGTTACGGTTGATGAAATTGGTCGGCGTCAGCGCCGATCCGCCATTCTTGCGCGCCAAGCGCCCGGCATGCGACGGCGTGGCCGGTCCCGGTACCTTCAGCCCCGCCTTGACGGAGGTGACATGCCCGCCACGGCGATACTGGCGCATGGAAAGGGGCCGCATGCCGGTTTTCGCGTTGGCGTTCAGCGCCTCGGGCGGCGTCCAGCTACTCGCGTCCACTTTCTGGTGCGGATCGGCACTGCCCATGCGCTTGGCCTTGGCTTTCATGGCTTCGCGGGCGTCCTGGCTCATCGTGGACATGTAATTTGGCTCCTTTGCGGAGTGAGTGGGCGACAAACAGCGCGTTTTGGGCCGTTTTTGCAAGATTTTGACCCTGATCGGCTCACTATTGATGGTTTGAGGGCGATTTTCATGCGCGGGCCTCGCGAAAATGCCGCGCGGCGGCCAAAGCCCGGTCGATGACGGGTCCGGAGACGCCAACCGGGCCGCCATAGGCCTTTTTCGCCGGTTTTCTGCCCCCTGACGCGTGTTTGGCGATGCGTTTGGCGTAGGTTTTCACCGCCTGCGTCTGCTTTTTCACCGCCGCGTCGTAATCGGCGACCTTGTCACCCTCGCGGGTGTTGTAAAAATCATGCTTGTTGGGGTCGTAGGCCATGTGAACAACGTCGGGACGCCCGCCATTGAAGTGATGGAAGGTGTCGTAATCCCATCCCGGGGGCGCGAACTCGTCGTTGAAGGGCAATCGGCTGACGGCGTGGAAGCGATTGCGCGAATAGAGGTGCGGTAGCGTGGTGTCGAACGCATCCAGCTTCCGACCGCCCTGCTGCACCGCCAGATCGAGTAGCGAATTAACCACATTGCGATGATTGCCGCGCGCCTTGTTGTTGAATACCGAAACGATGTCGTCGCCCTTGAGCGCGAAGCCGGTCGCCTTGTCAGGCGACAGGAACAGCTTCATGCCCGCATACTCTTTGGGGTCGTAGGCATGCACCGCCGCCGCGTGCGGGCCGACCCCCTTGGCGTGGAGCATCGCCTCGTGGAACACGGCGCCGCTGCGGGCGCCCGGCATAAGCTCGTGCATGGACGGGGCGGATATCCCCGCCTCGTCCCATACACGCTTGGCCTCGGGATGAGGGTCGTGGGTGCTGCGAACAGCCGCGCCGAAATCGGGCGCTAGTTGTTGCGCTCCACTTCCTCCTGCTCTTCGGGCGTAAGTTGCGGGTAACCCGTCCCTACCCCGTCCTGCGACCCCGTGGGCTGTCCGCGTGGCGCGGCCGAGTTGCCGGGCGCGGGCGAAGCGGTCCACTTCCTGAGGTTCCAGTCCTGAAGGTGCTCCGGAAGGTCCGCCTCCAGTTCCGGGTGCCACGGCGGCGGGCTGCCCATGTGCGCCACCTTCAGGTACTCCTCTCTCGTAACTGGAATCCCATTCTCTTTCAGAATCTGGATCACCGGATCGTCGTGCCCATGACGGCTCATTCATGCCTCCTGCCAACGTCAATATCTGCTGCCGCGCCTCCGGGGCCGACAGCAATCCATTCGTGACGTTATCCCATATTCCATGCACCTGCGCAATCAGATTGCGGTCGCGCTTCTGCTTGGGCGAGAACAGGCCGCGAATACCTTCCCAGGTGATGGACTGCATCTCACGCGGCAACAGCCCTTCCTGCAACGCCGCCGCGCGCTTGGCGTCGGCATGCAGCGGGTAGGTGCCCGACACCCCGGTGAGATCGGAACTCTTGGCCGCTGGCGGCTTGGCCATGGTGCGAACAGGTTCCGGCAGCCCCTTGGCCTTGGCCGCCGCCACAAGGCGCTTATGCGGGTCCAGCGTATCGGTGCCAAAGTTGTGCGACACCTCGGTCGAACTGCCGCCCAGCGGGCGCAGCAGGTTTGCCGCCACCGCATGGGTGTCGATGGTCACGTCACCATGCGGCGCATCCGGCGCCAGCAGATTGTTGTAGAAATTGCGCACCTTGTGCTTGTCGCCCATCAGCCGCGACAGCGCCGATTTGCTGCCGTTGGACTGCGCCGCCTGCACCGCCTTGGAAATCTCCGACAGCGACCCCCAACTGGTCTGCGAGGGATCGCCCTCCGTCGGCTCGGCACCTTCCTCCTCATCGTCGGACGTGCTGGCGTCTTCCTTGGTCCTGACCCGGCCAAACGCGCCCTCGGGCGTCACCAGTCGGTGCCAGCGCGGGTTGTGCGCCTCGTCATGCAGGCGGATGAACATCGCCTTGTGCTTGGGGTCCTCGATATCGGCCAGCTTCTTGCCGCGTATCGCGTCCAGCGACACGTCGTGCCGCCCTTCGAAAAAGACCCGGTTGGCGTGGTCCTCCATCTCCTTGGTGTAATGCGTCTCGTGCTGACGATGCAGCGCATCGAGCACCCGCTCGGCCAGGGAGACGTTCTGATACCAGTCCTTCTGCGGCGACAGCGCCGCCAGCGTGCCCGCCACCGCGCTGTCAGGCATGTTGTAGCGCTTGGCGAAGCTGTCCACGATCCGACGGCCGCCCTTGTACCAAAGCTTGGCGCGGTCGCGGATATGCTCGGGCATGGTGTCGTGCAGGAATTTCAGATTGCCCTGCGCGAGGTTGTTGAAATGGTGCAGGATCTCGTCGTGGTTGGCACCCTCCTGGCGCAGATGCGCGGGCATCCCCGGATACTGCGCCAGCAACTCGACGTTGTGCTTGTGCGCCTTGTCGCCCTGCGCCGACGACGCCGTGTCCACCATCAGATTGCCGGTGATCGGATTATCGCCCTTGGCGCTTTTCGGCGTGCGCTGCGAGATCCGATCCGGGTGATCGCCATCCGCCTGCAAGCGATTGCGGTAGCCCGCGAAGGCACTGCGTGGCGCCATGGGGGCACTGCGTGGCGCCCGCACCTGTTCAGGGCTGGCAGGCGCAGGCGCCACGACAGGCTGCGCAGTCAAGGTCTGCGCAGAATCTTCAGGTACAGGGTTCACCGGCACCTCGCCACCCGCAGCATATCGCCCTGGCAAGGGGCCAATCTCGCGGCCAATGCCCTTGGCCACCTGGGCTGCACGGCGGATCGCCGCCGTGTTGTCCTGGCCATAGGACAGCGCCCTGGCCATCGACGGGGGATACGCCATCAGGTTCTCCCTCCGCGCTCGTAGCGGCGCTTGATCTCGGGCGTCCGGTCATCGAACACCACGAAGTTGTGGGCGTCCCTCTTGCCGCTGCGACTGTTGGCATCGAGGTAGCGAATGCCGGGGATGCCTGCGGCTTTCAGCCGCTCCATCGCATGCGCCTGGGCCTTGGCGTTCTGCGTGCGCGGCTTGTCGGTGTGAACCTGGGGCGCCATCGCGGCAATGAATTTGTGCAGATCCTGCCCGGTCATCGCCTCGGCACGGTCATGCCAGTCGGGGTTGAACAGCGTCTTCACCGCTGCCTGCACGTGCGGGTGCTGCGCCTTCACCGGCCGGTCCCAATGCAGGAAATGCTCGGGATCGGCATTAAGCCGCACCTGATACATCGCCCCCGGCGTGTGCAGCTTGGCCTGCGGATACTTGGCGCGCATCTCGGCGGCGTGCTGCTTAAACTTGGGCACGTGCTTGGGATAGAAATCGTTTTCGATCTTCTTGTGCAACGCGTCCCAATCGCCGCCCGCGTCGATGAAATCCATCAGGGTGAACATATGATCTTGGTGCAGGTTGTCGGCGTGGGTGATGTCGTCCACCGTCTGCGGCCCGCGCCCGGTGCCCAGGTCGATACGCGGGTCCTTGTCGCGTGACAGGCGGTCGCGATAGCCCTTGGCGATGCCCTCGTCCTGAGCGAAATACAGCCCGCGCCCATAGGCCTGATTGCCCTCGCCAGTGCCGATCTTGGACATGTCGAAGCGGTCGAAATAATGCGGGCTGCCGTGGTACACATCCACGCCGGGGGCGTCCTCGGGCTGCGCTTCGACCTGTCCGCCCGCGTCGCGCCGCACCAGCCGGGCCGCCAAGAGCGCACGCCGCACGGGTTTGCCGCTGTCGCTCACGGCGCAAGGCCTGCCTCGGGCGCCTCGCCGCCCTCGGCAGGTTCACCCGTGGCCTTGTCGGCCTTGCTCACCAGCCCCTCGGCAATGGGTGCGGTGTCAGGATGCAGGATCACCTCGCGCGCGATGTTCAACATCTCCAGCTTCTCCTTGCTGGCGCGGTCGGCCTTCTTCTCATGCGCGGTGCTCAACGTCGCACCGCGCTGCGTGTCGGCCTGCTGCTGACGGGTCTGCGCGTCCATCAGCTTGGCCTGCGCGTTCATCTGATCGATCTGCGGATTGCCCGGCGCACCGCCCTTGCCCGCCAGCCCGCCAGGATTGGCCTGCGTGTCCACCTGTATCTTCTGCGCCGTTGCCTGCGCGACCTGCGCCTTGCTCGTCGCTTCCAGCTTCTTGGTGTCGGCGTTCTGCTGATCGACCTTCATCTTGGCCTGCGCCTGCTCAAGCTCAGGCGGCGGCTTGGCCTGCGCCTCGGGCGGTGCCAGGAACTGATCGGGGTTGCTGTAACCAATCGCCAAAATGGCCGCGCGGTCTATCGCCAGCGGATCATAAAGCATCGGGCTGGCCTGCTGTAGCTGCTTCAGCGCCATGATCTTCATCATCCGCTGCGTGTGGTTCGCCGTGTTGGGATCGGCCTGCGGCGTCAACTCGCAGCGATCCAACGCCGCCAGAAAACTCTGATCATCCCAGTTGCAAGACGGCTTCTTGTTGCGCTGCCAGAAACTCTCGGGGTGCTCGCGGAAGGTTCTGACCAGCAGGCGAAATTCTTCGGCTTGCGAAGCGTGCATGCGCTTATGCACCGCCGACATCACCTTGCTGGCCTGCTCGATCATGGCCAGCGTGGTGCCGACGGGAGCGTCGGCTCTACCCTCACCCACCTGCTGCTCGCTGGTGCCGCCAATCCGCATGCCGGTCTGGCTGATATCGTTCACCAGGGTCATCAGCGCGGGCGCGCCCTGCTGGTTATACGGCAGCGGCATCACCGCCTGTGAGATCGGCATGCCGCCGGTCTTCACCAGCGCGCCGCCCCCAGGTGGAATGCGAAAAATGTTGGTGTTCTGTCGCGCCCCCGTGTCAGCCATAAGAAATCCTGGGAAACACGCGAACATGCCGCCATCCAGCAACTCCCGCCACGCGGCGGTGATGGCGTTGGTGGTGTTGCCAAGTATGTGCAGTAGCCCGATATCGTAGAATCCCATGCCGGGGACGAAAACATATTTGACAAAGTTATCGCGAGCTTCAGGTAATTCTTGGTCGTCTTCATCGAAGTTGCGGACAATAGATAGGATCTTCTTTGACGAGACATCGATAGTAACTCGGTAGGGAAGCTCCAAGCCGGTTTCTTTTCCATTTATCTTGTGCTCGTAGCCCAGCAGATCCTGCTCGCAATAAATCTCATATACTTCACGATCACGATCCTCCATCCGGCTGGTGCTCTGCGTGATGCCCTGCTGGCTGTCCTTCTCCTCCTTGGCCGCATCCAGCCTCGGCAAATCCGGCTGCGACAGATCCACGTCGCGATACACCCCCATGATCTGCAACCGCTTCACCGTCGAGGGTTTCATCATGCTGCGATGCGTGATGCGCCGCGCGTTCCTGAGATCCGTCGCGCTGTAATTCACAATCAGATCGTCGGCATCCACACTCTCGCTGACAGGGCGATTGCGCAACGGGCAGTAATAAACCTTCTTGAACGCAGATCCGCCAAACCCAAGCATAAACAACATTCTGTCAGTGTCAGGATAATACTCCGACGCCGTCACCGTCAGATAGTGGTTGAGGTCCTTCTCCAGATCATTGGCCTGCCGATCCTGCTCGATGAGCGACGCGTTGCCATCGTCCCTGACCTTGACAGGTCCATCCGTCGGCAGCATCTCACCCCGGGCGTTCGCTTGGAAGCGAAGCACGGCTTCCAACAACAGCGGATGCCGCACCCGGCTCATCCCCTCCACAGGCGCGCCATCACTGGCGCCCTGCACATTCGGCACCTCAACCTTCAACCCAAGGAGCTTAATTCCTTGGGCGCGATCCTCAATCCAATCCTGACGGCTCTGCAAATCATCCTCAATCAGCCGGATCAGATCGTCGCTGATCCGCCCTAACTCCACATCCGGTAGATCTTCCGACAGATTATCAAACCAATTCTGCGGCTTGCGCTTGGCCTCGTCCTCCTCGTCAATCGGCCGCCCATCCAGGCTGATGCTGATGCTGCCATCGTCATGCTCCACCCGCAGGCCACTGACATCACCACCAGACCCGCCCGGTATCTGCTGCGGCGCGACATCGGTCTTGTAGCTGACCGCTACATCCGGCGTGCTAACCAGCCGCAGCGTCGGTGACAGCCCTGGAACGAGCGGCAAGTGCGTATCTCCTCTGGTAGATCGCCATAGCCTCCTGCACCGCACGATAATCCGCCGCAGCCTTCAGGAAAAACGTCTCGACGCAGTTGATCAGATCCGGCGACCATATAGTAATAAGGTACGTCTCCAACCCCACCTGATCCGCCTGCGCCATCAGGCGCAACTGCACCGTCGGCTCAAACTGCAATTGCGGGGTGATGATCACGGCGGCGCCTTCGACTGCGACAACGTCGCCACACCACGCAAAATCTCATTCGGCGTCAGGCTCGGCCGCACCAGCGGCGCCAAGTCAACCCCCATGTTGCTCGCACTATGCGGCCACCGCTGCGATAACGGCGGATAGTCCGATCCCGTCACAAACTCAACCCGCTTCACCTCACCCGTCGGGTGAAACTCAATCGCCTTCACCGACGGACATAACCGGCCATGGCGCCCGCCACACCACCCGCACTCCGTCACGCCGCCTCCTCCGACCCCGGCACGTGCTCAACCCTCGGCGCCTCAGGCGGAATGGGCGGCACCGGAGGATCAGGCACTATCCCACTCGGCGGATCATGCGGCTCAGGCGGCGGCACCGCCTGCACATCAGGATGCGGCGGCGGCGGCGGCGCCATCGTCGGCGGAACCACCGGAGCACCCGTCGCCCCCACCAACACCCCATACGGCAACGGCGGCGCCAACGTCACCTCGGTGATCGGCACCAAACTGCGGTCCAACCCCTGCAACGCAGTGTCAAATTGCGACCTCGCAATGTGCAGCCACGTCTGGTTCTGCCCAACCGTGGCCGCCTCCACCCGCGCCACCTCAGCGGCAATCGTCACCGCCAGCGCCGCAACCCCCGCATCCTTGTAGCCCTCCATCACTTCTTGTCCTTCTTGCCGCCCTTCTTGCCGTTGTCGTCGTCGTCACGATCACCCTGCTGATCGTCATGCTTGCCCGCCACCTTGGGCGCCGCATGCGGCGGCTCCATCGGCGCCTCCTTGGCCGTAGGCTCCTCCACAGGCGGCGCCACCGGAAAATTCGCCGCCACCACCTCAGGCGCCATCACCTCAGGCGCCTCAGGCTTGTGCTCCACCCCATGCTCGACCGGCGCACCCGGCACCGGATCAGCCATCGGCTTGTCATGGTGCGCAACCGGCTTGTCATGTTCCGCCATCGTTCCTACTCCCCACGCTTGTAATTGCCGCATCCGTCAGATACCGCGCCAGCCCCGCCACCGCATCGCCGGGCAACACGATCTCATCACACTCTACGCCCTTCCCGCCCGGCGCCGCACTCCATACCTCCACGTGCAGCCGACCCTCGCGATCCCGCCCCACCCGCACACGCTCAGTGATCTCCACCATCCTGAACGCCATCACCACCCCCCAACCCATCCTCGATCAATTCAAGGGCGTGCTTGCGGATACCGTTGGCAATGATCAGCGCCCGCTCCCTGTCCACCCCAACCTCCAAAGCAGTACGCCCCACCAACTGCTCGATAATCCTGATCCGCGTCATGCCGTTGTGCCGTTCCAATATCGCACAGATGTTCTGGAACGCCTCCAACGATGCGGCCGTGAACGCGCGCTTGCCCGCCATCACTCCTCGCCCTCCCGCCACATGGCGATGATCTCAAGGACGTGCCGGTGCATATTCCCGGCAATCCGTTCCGCGTCCGCATGCGTGTCGCCCGCCAGCAACGCAAACCGCGCCACCACAACCGATATCATCTGCCACTGCATCTCCAAGGTCTTGCCGTCCAGTATGGCGTTGATCTCCGTCAACTCGGGCGGATACGTCGCTGATATCGTCACGCCGGATACAACGGCTGCAACGGCTTGGTGAACTTCATCGCCTCCTCCAACTCGGCCTCACGCTCAGGCGAACGCACCAGCAACCCCAGATCCCTGAGATGCCGCACACCCTGGCTCATCGCGTCCACCAGATCATCGTTGCGCCCCTTGGGGAAGCTCGCGCACTGCTGGATCACCGTGTCCGCCCAATTGCGATCCGGCGCGAACACCGTGCCCTCCGCGAACAGCGGCGCCACACTGTGCAGCCGCGCCACCTTGTCGAGGTTCTTGGGGTCGTACAACTGCATCGCGAAATCCTCCGTCGCCCCGTAAATCCGCCGCAACTCCTGGCCGACGCTGATGCCTGCGGCCTTGTTCTCCACCAGCACCTTGTCCACCTTCAGGTCCCGGCACGTCTTCGCCACCTTCTTTACGAGGTCGTGCAGTTCAAGCTTCTCCTGCCACGCCGTCATCAGCATCACCCTCGGCAGCCCGTTGATCTCGTCGTGCTCCACCACCTCGCTGTCACGCACGCGACCGTATCGATCCACGTGCCGAGTGACCATGGTCTCGCTGCTGCCATACCAGATGCCCAGCACCACCAGCGCGCTGTAGTCGTTCTCGGTCTTCGCCGTGTAGGCGCAGTCCAGGCTGGCCAGGATGTAGCTGAACGGCGGGAACTCGTTGGGCACCCAGGTCTGCCACCATTCCGCCTTCAGAATGCCGCCGCCCGCAGGCGCCGGGCGCTGCTGCAACTGCCCGGCCGTGCCGTAAGGACCCAGGGTCTTCTCCAGCAGCAGCACCTGCTCCTCATCGAACCGCTCGGGCCACAGCAGTTCGCCCTCCACCCGGCGCGGGTCGCGCCACGTGACCGCACGGCCGTCCTCGGTGTGCTCCGGGGGCACCAGCACGGTGTAGAAGCTGCGGTCGGCCTCGTAGCGCATCGGCAGGCACAGATGCACGAACTCGGGGTGCGCCTCCAGTATGTGCCCGCTGATGTCCAACTCGTTCAGCCGCTGCGCGATGACGATGCGCGCGCCATAGCCCGGCCTGCTGTTGTTCAGCCGGTTGTAGAACGCGCTCTGCCACCAATCGATGGTCGAGCGCAGCACCGCCTCGCTGTTGCTCTCCGTGGCGTTGTTCAGGTCGTCGCCAATCAGATAGGTCGCGCCCAGGCCGGTGGTAGCGCTACCCACGGAGATGGCGATCCTGGCGCCGTTGTGGTCCGTGGCGAAGCGGGTCTTCGTGTTCTGGTCCTCGGTCAGGCTGAAGCGGTCGCCCCACCTGCGGCGGTACCAGTCACTAAGTAATAAGGTACGGCATCGGACACTGTCCTGCACGCTCAGGCTCATGCCGTAGCTGGCACACAGGAAGCTGGCGCCCGGCCCGGCCAGCGGCGTGCGCCCTGGCTGGGCATACACCCAGGCGGGCAGCATGGTGCCCACGATGGTCGATTTGCTGAACCTGGGCGGCACGTTGATCAGCAGCCCCTGGATGTGGCCGTCCACGACGGCCTCTAGGTGCTCGCTGATGGCGTCGATTACATAGCCGCCATGGGCGAACGGCGCGCTGTCGATGGCGGGCCACGCGGCGGCCGTGAAGGCCGCCAGCGACTGCTCTAGCTCGGCGCGCTCGATCTCCAGCAGCACCTCGCTGGTGTCGATCAGCGTGCCCTTGTGGCGGATCAGCATGAAGGTGGCGGCTCGCGTTGCAGCCGCCAGTAATCTTCGAACTGCTCGATCTCGGTGAGATAGCGCACCATCTGCTCGGGCGTGAACCCGCAAATGCCCGCCACCTGCCCGTCGGTCAGTTCCGGGTGATCCGTCATTAGGTCCGCCAGCATGCGCGCCTCGTTGGTCAGTACCTTATTACTTGTCGCCATTGCGTTCCGCCTCCTCGATGGCCAGCAGCGTCGCCTTCAGCGCGCGGCGAGTGGCCGGGTCGAGGCTACGCACGTCGATGATGGTTCGTTGCTCATCGGCATCGTCAGGCGGCGGCAGGGCGGGCTTGTCGCGGTCGCCCCAGAACGCCGGGTTGAGCTTGCCCATCACCCACCGCCTCGCATCGATCCGTAAACGATCTCGTTGCGGATTAGGCGGTTCGTCGGTGTCGGTCAGCGGCAGTTCGCCATCTGCGATCATTACGATCTCATCAGCATATCGTTCCACAAGCATGTGTCTTGCCTGCGCGTATCTTTGACGCAACTCGGGCGAGCCGACCAACCATCTGAACCAGCTTCGATACGAAGGATAAGGCGGCGTTCCATCGCAAATGACTGATATCTTTCCTCCTTTAGACACTTGTTCCAATATTGAATTGAATACCTTCTCGTTGTATTGCATCGGCGGACCAAGCCGTTTTTGTTCCAGCTTCAGCACGTCTGTGTTCGCATAGACCGCGCTACGCTCGGCACCATTGTTGTAGCGCTCGCGCTTGACGGGGGCGTCTTTTGCCACGGCTTGCGCTCAATGAGCCGCAGCAGGATCGCCTGCCTTTTGAAGCTCAAATTTGGCCTCGATGGTTTCGCGGAAGCGGACGAAATCATGGGGGTCATCGAAGCGTCGTGCGAGTTCGACCTCGCAGACATCGGCCACGAGGGCGGCTTTCTTGGAACCTTCTTGCATGGCGCGCACCATGAGTTCAGCGAGTTCCTCGTTGGATCTGTCCTTGAGCGAGTGCAGGTAGGTATCGAGCACGTGCGATGCGAGGGCGACCTTGTAGCGAATTTTCTTGGGGATGCGCATGGGATGGTCCTTGAACGCGTGAGGGGCGCCCTGGGGCGCCCCTGTGATGTTACGCGGCTTGTGGTGTGGGTTTCCAGTGCTAGCCGATGCGCTCCTCGATGCGGCTGGCGGTGGCGTTGGCGCCGACCAGCAGGGCGTCCATCGCTGGATTGTCGCTGTGATCGGAGATCACTTCGTAGGGCATGTTGCCGTAGACCAGCCACACCTTGCCGACCGGCCTGCCATCCGCGTTACGGAACTGAAGGACGTCTTCGTCGGTGGTCCTGAGGGCGGCGATGATCTCGCGCAGTTTGCTGGACCGTTTCACGGTCCACTCTTCGCCGTCGTAAACCGACACGGTGCAATTGAGGACCAGGGCATCGGCCACCAGTTTACGGACGATGGAGAGTTCCAGGGCGAGGCGTTTTTCGTTGGTCATGGCTCAGAACCCTCCGGTGAGTTCGATGAGCCAGCGGCTGCCTTTCTGCTGGGCTTCGAAGGTCAGGCCTTCGCGCACCAGGGCGGCGATGATCTTGGCGAGGTCGTCAATGTCGGTCCAGATGAACATGATGCTTGGTCCTTGTGCGGGGGCGCCTGGGGGGGCGCCCCCTGGGGTTTCAGAAGATCGGCTCTTCGTGGGCGTGCAGGCTGGCCCAGGCGTCGGCGCGGTTTTCGGCGGCGCGCATGGCGGCGATTTCGCCGTCCTCGTCCTCGATGTATTCGTCTGGCTCGTCCTGCTCGGCGTGGTGGTCGATGGCATCGACGGCGCAGCGCAGCGCGAGCAGCACGGCTTCGCGGGTGGCGGCGCGGTAATCCAGCAGGCGGCCGCAGTAGTTGGCGGTCAGGCACCATGCGCGTTCGCGGGGCAGGTTGGTGAGGGTGCCGACATTGCAGGTACGGCGCAGGGCGCCAGAGGCGAGGATGTTCCAGATCGGGACCGACTGAGCGACGCGGCGGGCGGTGAGGATGGTCTGTGCCATAGGAATTTGGTCCTTGCTTTTATCAGGTTGGAGGCGGGTGGCGGGCCTTCCGGCCCGCCGGTTGTTAGTGGATCAGTCTTCCTGAAAGACGGCGGCGGCGGTCTCGTGGGCTTCGACGGCGTCCTCGTAGGCGTTGCGGAGCACCGCCTCGTAGCGGCGGTCCACGTTCACCGTGAGCCTCATCAGCGAGCGGTAGGCCGCCTCCACCGCGTCTTCCAGGGCCTTAAATTCAGCGTAGGTCATGGTCTGGTCCTTTCGCGGCATACCGTGCCGGTGCCCCGTAGATACGATCCTGTTGACACACTGTCAACATCCCCTCGTGCCTCGCGCGCATCACGTGCGCGTGTGCGCGCCCTGCGCGTGCGCGCGCGTGCGTGCCCTGGGGGCGCGCGCGTGCGAGGATGCCTGTGGATGCCCGCAGGGGCGCCTGTGGTGCTGGGACATATGTGCGGTCACCCCCTGCCCTCAGGCGCGGCCTGCGGCCATCTACGGGCATCACTGCCCTACGCTGCCCTGCGGGCTACGCGTCGTCCTCGGGGTGTTCGCGGCCAGGAAACGCTTTCCACCTCGCCAGCCGTGGCCCGGTCTGCCCTGTCTCCTCGATGGTCAGGCCCGCGAGACGGTGCAGGGAAGGCCCGTGGAGGCGTTCTACGCCCGTCTGGGGGTCTACCCCCACCCAAGGCCCGTCAGGCGCTCCAGCGCCGCACAGCCGACGCGCAAGGGCCATGCAGGCGCCGTGGCGCGTGGTGGTGCTGTAGGCGGTGCCCTGCCAGTCGCAGGTAGCGGTATCGCGGCCGATTGTGTCGGTGGCCAGCAGCGTGAACACATACATGGCGTTGGTCCTTGTTTTAAAATGGGATCTCGTCGTCTTTGCCCAGCTTTGCCGACAGGTTGGCATACGACACGGCGGTCACGGTGGCGCCCGGGAAGGTGCTTTTGATCAGCCCCACCTTTTCCGCGTAATGCCCCAGCAATCTGCCGATTTCCTCCAGGCTGTACACCGCCATGGTGCGGTTCTGGCGGGCCACCAGGGCCGCCTCCGTGGTGGTGCGGGTGATGGCGATCACCTCGCCATCGGGGGAGATCACCTCCCACACGTCCGGTGACAGGTGCTTGTGCCCGGCTTCCAGGGCGGCTTTGTCGAGCGCGTTCCAGCCTGTCAGCGTGCGCTTCGCCTCGTGGCGCAGTTCATCCAGGCTGCCGTCGCGTATGGCGTGGTTGAGCCGCTCGCACTGGCGGTCGAAGCGCAGGCGAAGCTCCTCGGCCACCAGCAGGCGCAGGCGCCCGATGCCCCAGGCCATCTCAAGCTCATGGGCGCGGTGATCCAGGCCGTCGAGGATAGCGCTGCCAGCGACGTGATCGTGCAGCCAGGAGGGGTTGTTGGTCATCGGATACGCTCCAGCCCTTTTGCGGTGGGCAGCAGGATATCGGCCTGCTGCGCCAGCCCGGCCTGAGCCAGAGCCTGGAGCGCGCGCTGCACCTTGGCGATGTTGGGCGATCCCGCGTCGCTCACCCACCCGGCTTGGCGGGCGATGCCCCGGATGCTGATGCCGGGATATCGGTGCAGGCATTTCAACACGAGGCGTTGGTCATCGGTAATGGTGGCCATAGGTTTTGGTCCTTGTTTTTGGGGATGTCACCCGCGTCACTTAGCGCGCGTGCGCGCGGCAAATGCGTCGGGAACCGGGAACAAACATAGAAAAGAGAGAGAGAAAAATGCCTTGATGCTCTACGTGCAGAAGTGACATGGGTGACATTTGCCTTATCCAATTGGTCAGAAAAAAGATCCGTCTATTTTCCAGATCTAATCTTGGCAGCGTTTTTAGCGATTGCAGCCACTGCCGCTTCCCGGCGTTTGCGCTCGTCCTCGGTGCGCTCCGAATGCAAGGCGTGAGCGCGCGGATTGACGTGCCATGCGGTCGGCGCGCGCATCGGCGCCTTGTCGCCGCGCTGCACCGGCACCACCCAGCCAAACAGGCTCAGGCTCTCCATCACGCTGTTCAGCACCGGCCGCGCCTCTGGCGAACGCAGCGCCTTGTAGTGGCGGATGATCTCGCGGCTGGTGATGTGCTCGACCCGGTGGATCAGGATGTGCTGGCAGATCCACGCCGCGTGCTCGCTCTGCGTGGTGTCGAACATCAGCTTGTCCGCTAGGATTAAATTCGGCATCAGGATATCAAGCATGTAGCGCCGCACGCGGTTGGCGGTATCTGCCTGCACCACCTTGATCGGAAAATTCGCCATCGGGTCCTCGATCTCCATGGCGGCGCGCTCGATCATGTGGAACGTCAGGCACAGCCGCGCGAACAGGCCGGGCCATTTGCCGAAGCTGCTTTTGAGCCGCGACGACGCGTCGGGCATCAACTGCATCACCTCGGCGGCGAGGTTGACATCCTCGCGCGCCTCATGCGCGTCCACGTGCAGCACGATGGCCGGAAAATCCGGATCGCTCCCTGGCCGGTAGCGGGCCATCGCCGGTATCAGGGCAGTGTAGAAGCCCATAGCCACGCTGTTGGGACTGCGGTCCACGCCCGGCGCCTGCGTGCCGGGCACGTCGAGCATCAGCCGTTGCAGCAATCCGTTGTCGGTACTGTTCTGCGCCACCGCGCGGATCACCTCGGGCTGGATGCCGCCCAGCAGGCAGCACGACCACGATTTTGTGGCGAAGCTGCCGCGCCCGATGCGGTCCACGCTGTGCCTGCCGCCGTTGTAGGCGCGCAGCCACGATCCCCGGTCATTGCTCTTGCCGCCGCCGCTGGTGCGGTCCATCGCGGCGATGAACTCCTCAAGCTCGTCCTGGCGCACCAGCACCTTGCCCAAGGGCGCGCGCAGCTTGCCGTCGCTGTCGTCGCGCAGCACCTCTTGCAGGGCTTCAATAGTGGCGCTCTCCACCATAAAGCGGTCGCGCGGCGGCACCTCGGGTTCGTCCCCACGCGTGTCATTGGGGGCCTTCTTCCACGCGTCGTGCGCGGCCTTGTAGCCAAGCCACACATCATAGGCGTGGATGTCGAGGAACTCTGTGGGACGTGTGGCCACCGCAATCACTGGCGATTTGAGCACGCTGGGCGGCCCGACGATGGCGCCCCACAGCCGCGCCGATTCAACCCATGTCGTATCGCGACGCTTGGGCTGCATCTTCCAATCCTCGTGGATCGCAGCGGCGCAGGCGATCAGGGTGGCCAGCGCCATGCTGCTGGTGGCGACCCCCATGCGCTCGGCATTGTCGCTGATGAACGGCCACAGCGACGGCGGCACGTGGTGTTCCTTCAGGATCGGCGCGCCCTCCACGGTGGCCATGAAATCCACCGGCTCGGGCCAGTCCTGCGCGGGCGTGGCCGGGCCAGGGTGCGACTGCGCGCTGCCCCACTCGTCCTCGTCCTCGCCTATGGGCGGTACGTGCTCATCATCAGCGCCGTTGGGCTTGGGCTTGCCCGCCTCGCCCGCGACCTTGGTGTCCCACTGCGCCATGGCGTAGCGCCACTTGCGCTGAAACTCACTCCACCCGCGCCCCTCTGCCTCCAGGCGCTCGGCCTTGGCCGCGTGCGGGCCGGGGATGCGGCTGTCAACGTGTTCCAACCACGCCACGAACGCAGTCGTCATGACCGCGTCGCTTTCAAACGGCGGCGGCGGGATCGGGCAGGCGCGGTACCAGTCCAGCACCCGCCCCCAGATCCAGTCGCGCATATACTCTTCGCGCCCGTCGCTGATGGTGTCGGCCAGCGCCGTGGCCAGGGGGCCGTTGACCTTAGACGCGGGTGCAGGCTGCTTAGGTAAACGGCTTGACACGCCCGCCCTGGCGGCGGCGAGCGACTGCGACCCTGGCGGCACGGCGCCCAGGATCACGGCGGCCTCCACGAGGAACGCGTGGATCTGCCCCTCGGTGACCGGCAGCAGCCCGCTGGCCGCGATGTCGCCCGGCGCCTCTGACAGCCAGCGCAGGGTGGCGCCGCTGTGATGCGCACCGAATGCCACGAACTGCTGGCCCGCGCCCAGCACCTCAATTTTGCCGTTGGGGCTGGGCAGCACGATTTTGCCGGGCTGCCCCTCGGCGGCGCGGTAGAGCAGCAGCACGCGGCTGCCGCTGTCGCGGTACCTGACGGGCGCCTCGCCCAGCAGGTGATTGGCGAGAATGGCCACCCTGGTGGCCAGCACGCGGTCATCCACGTCGATATCGACGGCGCGTAATCCGTCACAAAGTATCCCCGTATTCAACGCGTGAGCCACGGCGTTCAGCTTGGTGACCATCGGCGGGTTAAGCATCGCCTCGGCGCGCCAGCCCCGTCCCAAGGGCGCCTTGCCGCTCTTCTCGTCGCCTCTGATGGGGTTGTGAACCGCCACCGGCCTGAACCCCGCGTCCCACAGCCGCTCGCGGGTCGCGGCAGCCTCGGCAATGCTGGGGAGATCGATGGGCAGTGGCAACGGCGCCACAGGCTCGTCAAAACCGTGGCTGTCGTCCTGCCCGCTCACGTTAAACCACCGTGACGCAGGTTGCGTCGCAGCGTGTCAATCCATATCGTGTAGATAACCATGATCGACGTGTCCTCGTCGTGATCGGTGCGGAGGCGGGGCCGGGTTTGCGAGACCCGGCCCCATCTCGTGTGAGCGGGCAAGCTGC